AGAAAAAAGCAGTCACAAAGCAGGATGCGCCAAAAGCCAGCGATGCAGTCGAAGCGACAGAGACTGAAACAGTAAAACCGGTTGTCGTGCAAAAGCAGCCAAAAGATGACGAAACGACAATTATTCTTGCACTGCCCCGCAAGGCCAAAGCAAAAGAAGCAGCAAAAAAGATGCGCGCATTCGTCGAAAAGATGCGCCAGTCTGAAGAACTTGCTCCGCTCGCCGCTTATCTCGTTGACATACTGGATGAATTCGACGGCACAGCAGAGCAGTTCTAATTAACCTGCCGCCCTTCGGGGCGGCTTTTCCGAAGGATACTAAAATGCTAATGCTCACTCAAAACGAAGCAAAACGGGTTTTTGATTTAATCTGGCAAGAATCAAGCTTGCAAGATTTGGATGCGTATCAATGGTCTGTTATCTGGAAACTCGCAAAAGAATCTGGGCAGCCGCAAAGCAGAATGATCTTGATTCAGCAGGAAACCGAAAACGCAATTGACGCAAAGCTTGCCAGCATCATCAAGTAAACCAGACCAGCACCAGCCCCGCTTCGGCGGGGTTTTTTTCGCCCGCAAAAAGCTATCGTGGTTCCCCTTCGGGGAAGAGTGGGAAGTGATTGAGTTTCCTGCCATTTTGCCCAGTGGTAACCCGCTGTGGCCTGAGTTTTGGTCTATTAAAGAGTTAGAAGCCCTGCGTACTGAACTGCCTAACCAGAAATGGATGGCGCAGTACCAGCAAAACCCTACATCAGACACTGCGGCGATAGTTAAACGTGAATGGTGGCAAATTTGGGAGGAAGAACACCCTCCGCAATGTGAATTTGTACTGCAAAGTTGGGATACGGCGTTTGAAAAGCACAACCGCGCTGACTATAGTGCGTGTACTACTTGGGGGGTCTTCTATCAAGAGGATCACAGCGGGGTAATGCAAGCCAACATCATCCTGTTAAACGCCATCCGTAGGCGCATGGAGTTTCCTGAGCTAAAACGCAAGGCTATTGAGGAGTTCCGTGAGTGGGACCCGGACTCGATCATCATCGAGAAGAAAGCCACGGGGGCACCTCTAATATATGAGATGAGGTCGATGGGCATCCCTGTCCAAGAGTTCACACCATCCAAAGGTAACGACAAGATTAGCCGGTTAAACGCGGTCTCTGACCTATTCGCCTCTGGGCGGGTCTGGGTACCCAACACGCACTGGGCAGAAGAAGTGGTAGATGAGGTGGCAAGCTTCCCGGGTGGGGATCATGACGATTATGTTGACTCGGTTTCTATGGCAATGATGCGCTTCAGGAAGGGCGGGTATATCCGCACTGACTTGGACGAGCCAGAAGAAGTGCCTGAGTTTAGGCGTAGAAGGAGTTACTACTGATGGCGACACAGAAGTTTATGGGAAAGCACCAGCTTATTGATAGGCTGGCCGCACAGGTAGGTAACCGTGACATGGCGGTGGAGATACTAAAAAACCGTGGGCACTTGGCTGCTGACGGCAAAACATTGACTGCGGAAGGTATGAAGCGAGATGCCATGACCGCAGAAGAACGAGCAAAAGACAGGGCGGCTAAACGCACAAGTAAGCCAGCAAGTGATTTTAAATACAACCCCAAGACTAACCGAGCAACCGGGAAAAAATTTTAGGAACTATTATGGCAATCGATAAAGCACTGAACCGCGCCCCGATGGGTCTAGGCGCTATGAACCCAGCAGAAAACGAGCCTGAGATCGAGATTGAGATCGAAGATCCAGAGTCAGTGACTATTGGCATGGGCGACCTAGAGATTGAGATCGAGCCGGGTAAAGAAACTTCAGAAGACTTCAACGCTAACCTTGCAGAGGATATTCCCGAGGATGTATTGGCGGAGATTGCAGGGGATTTGCTTAGCGAGTATGAAGAAGATGTATCTAGTCGCAAGGACTGGATGCAGACTTACGTAGATGGGCTTGAGTTGTTGGGTATGAAGATTGAAGAACGGTCTGAACCTTGGGAGGGGGCTTGTGGGGTATACCATCCGCTGTTATCTGAGGCACTCGTTAAGTTCCAGTCTGAAACGATTATGGAGACTTTCCCGGCTGCTGGGCCGGTTAAAACGCAAATCATCGGCAAAGAGACGCCTGAGAAGAAAGCATCAGCGGAACGCGTCCGGGATGATATGAATTATCAACTCACCGACGTGATGGTTGAGTATCGCGGTGAGCACGAGCGCATGTTGTGGGGTTTGGGCCTGTCTGGTAATGCTTTTAAGAAAGTGTATTTTGACCCATCGCTAGATCGTCAGGTGTCTATATTCGTGCCCGCTGAAGATGTGGTTGTGCCATATGGCGCGTCTAATCTAGAAACAGCAGAACGTGTCACGCATGTCATGCGTAAGACTGAGAACGAGGTGAAGAGGTTGATGGTCGCAGGGTTTTATCGCGATATCGATTTGCCCGAGCCTAGTAATACACTCGATGATGTAGAAAAAAAGATCGCGGAGAAAATGGGCTTCCGCGCCACAACGGATGACCGCTACAAACTCCTCGAAATGCAGGTTTATCTTGACCTGCCGGGCTATGAGGATAAAGATGAAGACGGTAAAGAGACAGGCATTGCTCTGCCTTACATCATCACTATCGACAAAACGTCACAAGAAGTGTTGGCTATTCGGCGCAACTATCAGCCTGACGACGATATGAAACAAAAGCGTAGTCATTTTGTGCACTACGGCTATATCCCCGGTTTTGGTTTTTATCACTTTGGTTTAATTCATTTGATTGGCGCGTACGCTAAATCAGGTACTTCGCTCATTCGTCAGTTAGTCGATGCTGGTACGTTGGCAAATTTGCCGGGAGGTTTGAAGTCTAAAGGTATGCGTACCAAAGGTGACGATACGCCTATCGCTCCGGGTGAGTTCCGTGACGTGGATGTGGCGTCTGGCACCATACGCGACAACATTTTACCGCTCCCATATAAAGAGCCAAGCCAAGTATTGATGTCGCTGATGAATCAGATTGTGGACGAGGGGCGTCGTTTTGCCTCGGCTGCTGATCTAAAAGTTAGTGATATGTCAGCCCAAGCTCCTGTTGGCACTACGCTGGCTATTCTTGAGCGTACGTTAAAAATTATGTCGGCTGTTCAGGCTCGCATTCACTATGCGATGAAGCAGGAGTTCCGTCTTCTAAAAACTATTATTGCCGACTACACACCAGAAGAGTACAGCTACGAGCCATCTGAAGGGTCCCGTCGCGCTAAGAAATCTGATTACGACAACGTAGAAGTAATTCCGGTCTCTGATCCGAACGCGGCGACCATGTCGCAGAAGGTTGTTCAGTATCAAGCTGTAATGCAAATGGCGCAATCCAACCCACAGATATATGACATGGTGGAGTTGAACAGGCAAATGCTTGAGGTATTGGGTATTAAAAATATAGGTAAGCTTGTACCAAGTGCTGAGGACCAAAAGCCTAAAGACCCTGTGTCTGAAAATATGGCAATCCTGAACATGCAACCCGTCAAGGCGTTTGTTTACCAAGATCATGAAGCCCATATTCAAGTGCACATGTCAGCCATAAAAGACCCCAAAATTGCCGCAATGGTGGGGCAGAACCCAAATGCATCCGCAATTATGGCCGCTGCTATGGCGCATATTAATGAACACGTGGCATTTGAATACCGTAAACAGATTGAGCAGCAACTTGGTATCCCATTGCCTGATATAGATGAAGAGCTTCCAGCAGAAGTTGAGTTGGAAATCTCGCGCATGATGGCGATGGCTGCACAGAAACTCTTGCAGAAAGATTCTATTGAAGTGCAGCAACAGCAAGCTCAACAAGCTGCGCAAGACCCAATTGTTCAAATGCAACAGCAAGAATTGCAAATTAAGGCGGGCGAACTGGAGATTAAGAAACAAAAACTTCAAATTGATGCCGCGACAAAAGCTGATCAATTGGATATTGAAAGAGAACGTATCGAAGCGCAGAAGGAAATTGCAGGTATGCAAGTGGGTGCTAAGACAGCTAAAGACAAAGCTGATTTGGAAGCACGCCAAGAAGAAGCAGGGGTACGTATGGGCATTGATATTGCTAAATCCCACACACAACTGCAACAACAATTAAGGGCTAAACAACCCCTTACAAAGGAGTAATCAGTGGACAAAGCACTGGCAATTGTCAAAGACAAAATTAATGAAAAACAGGCGCAACTTGCTGCGGCAATGAGCGGAGCGTCTGCAAAAGATTACGCAGAGTATCGCGCAATGTGCGGGGAGATTCGGGGTCTATCCATCGCAGAAGGCTTTATTTTAGACCTTGCAGACCAAATGGAGCGTCACGACGATGAGTGAAATACTAATCGCTACAGAAAGCGGTGTAGTACCACAAGAAGCAGAGGAAAAAGCCAAACAATTACCACAGCCAACGGGGTACCACATCCTCGTCGGGTTGCCGGAAATTGAGGACACATACGAGAGCGGCCTGATCAAAGCAGACCAAACTCGCCACTTTGAAGAAGTACTGGCAACGGTGTTTTTTGTCATTGCTCTTGGACCGGATTGTTATAAAGACAAAACGCGTTTTCCAAGTGGTCCGTGGTGTAAAGAGGGCGATTTTATTTTGGCTCGCCCTAACAGTGGCACTCGCCTAAAGATTCATGGGCAAGAGTTCCGCATGATTAACGACGACACAGTGGAAGCTGTCGTCCAAGACCCTCGTGGCATCCGCCGCGCATAAGGAGAAGTGTATGGAAAAAATTGAATTTGAGTTCCCTGATGAGAAAGAGGCAAAAGCCGGGGGTAAGGTCGAGGCTAAACAGGAAGTTGAGTTTGACCTTGAGGTAGAAGACGACACCCCGGAACAGGACCGTGGCCGGGAGCCATTGCCCAAGGAACTTGTACAAGAACTTGAACAAGATGAGCTTGAGGACTACTCCGAAAAGGTCAAAGTCCGTCTAAAACAGATGAAAAAGGTCTGGCATGACGAGCGCCGGGAGAAAGATCAAGCCCTGCGGGAACGCCAAGCGGCGGAGGAACTTGCCAAAAAGATACTAGAAGAGAACAAGACTCTCAAAAGTAGGCTGTCTCAGGGAGAAAGAAATTATCTTGAGACGTACCAAACGGCTGCGGAAATGGAGTTGGATGCCGCCAAACGGGCCTACCGGGAAGCCTATGACGCTGGGGACACGGATAAACTTATAGACGCGCAAGAGAAGATTACTAACGCCAACTATAAGTTGCAGAAAGCAAAAGAATACGTACCCTCTTTACAACACTTTGAAAATGAGGTACAACCTCAGCCAGAAGCTCAAGTGGTTCGTCCTGACCCACGGGCTATTGCGTGGCAAGAGCGCAATACATGGTTCGGTCAGGACGAAGAGATGACTAGTCTTGCACTTGGGTTACACCAAAAGCTAGTCAAACAGTACGGTTCCAGCTACCCGTCCACCGACGAGTACTGGGAGAAGGTTGATAGCACTATGCGTCAACGCTTCCCGGACTATTTCCAAGATTCTACGCAACCGGCTAAACCCGCTTCGCGCACAGAAAAACCATCCACGGTCGTTGCTCCTGCGACCCGCAGCACAGGTTCCAAAAAAATCGTGCTAAAGAAGTCGCAGTTAGCCACTATCAAGAGGCTTGGGATTACCCCCGAGCAATATGCCCGTGAAATCATGAAAATGGAGGCCGACAATGGCTGAAAACAAACTTAGTCGTGAACTTGAAACTCGTGCCGTGCAGGAACGTCCTAAGCAGTGGACACCCCCTGAGCTTCTCCCTGAACCAGATAAGCAACCCGGTTTCGCGTACAGATGGATTCGCGTTTCGACTCTAAATAATGCAGACCCGCGTAACCTCTCCGCTAAATTGCGTGAAGGATGGGAGCCGGTCAAGATCGAAGAGCAACCAAAATTCCAACTGCTAATCGACCCGAATAGTCGCTTTAAGGACAACATCGAGGTCGGTGGGTTACTACTCTGCAAGACTCCACAGGAGTTGGTAGACCAGCGTAACAGCTACTACCAGCAACAATCTGAAGGCCAGATCGAGTCTGTAGACAATAACCTGATGCGCCAAAACGATCCGAGGATGCCGCTCTTTAATGAACGTAAGTCTTCGACGTCGTTTGGTAAAGGTAATTAACCAAACTTTTGGAGTTTAATCATGGCACAAACTGCGCCCTACCCAACGGTAGCCGCCCCTTATGGGCTAAAGCCGATCAATCTGATCGGTGGTCAGGTATTTGCTGGTGCGACTCGTCAGTTGCCAATCACCGCTACCCCCGGTAACGGTACTGGCTCGATTAACTACAATACCGCTATTTATTATGGTGATGTAGTCCAACTGAGCGCCGCTAACAGCACTATCATTAAATCAACTTTGGATACTGATACTTCGCCGGTTGCTGGCGTTGTTGGCGTATTCCTCGGCTGTACATACACTAATCCTGTAACCAAGCAAAAGACCTTCAGCCAGTACTGGCCCGGTTTTGCGTCTGGTGTGCCGGATGCTTATGCGTATATTGCAGACGATCCCGACCAGCTTTACAAAGCTGCTTCGGTTGGTAACACTATCAATACCACTGGTCTGGTAATTAGCGCCGTATCTCAAGTCGTTGTAGGCAATAACGCTACTTTGATTTTGAATACTGGTTCTTCTACTACTGGTGATTCAAAGATTGGTGTGTTTGCCAATGCTGTGAGTACCTCCTTGCCGATGCGAGTAGTTGATGGTGTTCTTGACACCGCAACTGCTGACGGTTACACCGAATTGATTGTCAAATTTAATTTTGGCTATCATTCTTACGATAACGCCACTGGCGTAGCATAAGGGAGTTAAATCATGGCTATTTCACGCGCACAACTACTGAAAGAGCTGCTCCCCGGTCTGAACGCCCTGTTCGGTCTGGAGTATGCTCGCTATGGCGAAGAGCACAAAGAGATCTACGAAACTGAGACCTCTGAGCGTTCTTTTGAAGAAGAAACTAAGCTGTCTGGCTTCTCGGCTGCTCCAGTCAAGAACGAAGGCTCTGCGATTGCTTATGACAATGCGCAGGAAGCTTGGACTGCTCGATACAACCACGAGACCATCGCTCTGGGTTTCTCGCTGACCGAAGAGGCCATCGAAGACAACCTGTATGACAGCCTCTCGGCTCGTTATACCAAGGGTCTGGCTCGTGCTATGGCGTACACCAAGCAGGTTAAAGCTGCGGCTATTTTGAACAACGGTTTCTCGTCTACCTACCCCGGTGGTGACGGTGTTGCCCTGTTCTCGGCCTCTCACCCGCTGGTAAATGGTGGCAATAACTCGAATATTCCTTCGACTGCTGCTGACCTGAACGAAACTTCGTTGGAAAACGCTGTGATTCAAATCGCCGCGTGGACTGACGAACGTGGTCTGCTGATTGCTGCTAAGCCTCGTAAGCTGATCGTTCCTCCTGCTCTCCAGTTCGTTGCGACTCGTCTGCTGGAAACCGAACTCCGTGTCGGTACCAATGACAACGACGTTAACGCCCTGAAGAACAACGGCTCGATTCCAGAAGGCTATACGATCAACCACTTCCTGACCGACACAAACGCATGGTTCCTGACCACTGACGTTCCAAACGGCATGAAGCATTTTGTTCGTACACCTCTGTCTCAGTCGATGGATGGTGACTTTGACACTGGCAACGTTCGCTACAAGGCTCGTGAGCGTTACTCGTTCGGCTGGTCTGACCCGCTGGGCATGTACGGCTCGCAAGGCGCGTAATGAAGAGGGGGGCTTTACGCCCCCCTTTTTGTAGTATATAAAGTAGTTATTCCGGGATTTATCCGGTACGTCAAACAGGCTCCCGGCCTGACTTCATGCAGATTGACGTACCTAACCGCATGAGGGAAAACATGGCTCTTTCTACCACCCAAAGTATCTGGCGTTCGGGCGGCGGCGATCAAACTCGCACCGCGTATTGTGGCTCCGGCCTGATGGCGGCACAGTTCTATATCGCAGATGCTTCTCCTGCCACTGCTGGCACTAAAGTTACCGTCTCGAATGGCGGCGCAAACCTTATTCTCCCCGCTGGCGCAGTTGTCGTTTCTGTAAGTATCACCGATGCTGGCTCCGGTTCTTGCGACCTCGGCGTTTTGGGTTATACCTCCGGCACTGCTGACAACGACTACATCGCTGCAAATTTAGATGTATCGGCACTTGATACGATCTCGGTTGGCACCGTGGTTTCTGGTGCTGCTCTGACTGAAATGTCATATGTGACTGTGACTGATAACACTTCGGGCGCAGGTACTGTCGCTGGCTTCATCACTTACTTCGTCACCGATCCGCTGGTAGGCCAGCAAAACGTCTAATAAGGAGGCATCACCATGATGCAAACAGACGTTAAATCAGCGCAGGTAACCTCGACCAACACTGCGTATGCTGATACGACCCGTGTAAAAGCGGTGACTGTTAGCTACGCTAGTGGTGGTACGGTTGTCCTGAAAGACGGCGGTTCGGGCGGCACTACGCGGTTCTCGTTTACGGCACCGGCGGCAGCGGGATCAGAGCATATTCTGTTCCCCGGCGAGGGCATCAAGTTCAACACGGATGTTCACGCTACGCTGTCATCCGCAACTATTGTGGTGTTCTATGGCTAAGACTCCGGCATGGCAGAGGAAAGAGGGCAAAAATCCCAAGGGTGGTCTAAACGCCAAAGGGCGAGCCTCCTACAACGCAGCGAATCCGGGGAAACCGGGGTTGAAAGCGCCTCAGCCAGAAGGAGGCTCAAGGAAAAAATCGTTTTGTTCCAGAATGCAGGGGATGAAAAAGAAGCTCACTTCTGCGAAAACCGCGAACGACCCGAATAGCCGAATTAACAAATCATTAAGGGCTTGGAAGTGTTAACTATGGCAACCCCAGAAATTGAAACTGCGCGTGAGCTTGCAACTCACGCCAATGACATAAAACACCTGCAAGATGACATGGATGCCATGCGTGAAGACGTTGCGGCTATTCGTAAATCGATTGAAGAAATTAACAAGACCCTTTCTGAAGCAAGAGGTGGGTGGAAAGTATTGATGTGGGCTGGCGGCGCAGCTAGTGGGGTATCTGCATTGGTGGGGTTTATTTCCGGCAAGTGGAGTAGCTGATGCCAACCGTATCTAAAAAGCAGGAAAGGTTTATGCAAGCGGTTGCCCACAACCCTGCATTTGCTAAGAAGGCCGGTGTGCCGCAGTCTGTGGGAAAAGAGTTCACTAAATCAGGAGGCGGTATGGCTGAGTCAAAGAAGATGATGGCAAAGGAAGTTGCGTTCATGAAGAAGAAGGGCGCACCAAAATCGATGGTCAAGCATGAGATGAAGGAAGCTGGCATGAAAAAAGGCGGTATGGCTAAGTATGCCAAAGGCGGCATGGTTGCCCCATCCAAGATGGGCGCTGTAAAGACTGCTGCTCCTAGCCGTGATGGGGTTGCCGCCAAAGGCAAAACCAAAGGCAAACAAATCGTCATGGCCGGTAACAAGGGCATGAAAAAAGGCGGTTATTGCTAATAGGGGGCCGTCATGGGCTTTAAAAGTTTTTTAGGTTCAGTTAGTCCTGTGTACGGCGCAGTTACCGGCGAGGGCACAATGGGCCGATTACTTAATCCAGCCGAAGCGGCAAAAATTGCTGCTGAAGAACAGGCGCGATATGAAGCAGCGGCTGAACAAGCTAACGCCGAACGTCAGGCAGAGATTGCAGCGCGGTATGCTGAGGGTATGAAAAAAGGCGGCAAGGTAAAAGTATCTTCCGCGTCTAAACGTGCCGATGGTATAGCCCAACGCGGTAAAACTCGTGGGAAAATGGTATGAAAAAGAAACGTTTTGATGATGGCGGTGTAGTTGGCGCTACACAACAGCCCACCTATCCCTTTGGTACAAATGTACAACCAAGCACTACCCCTGCGGATGCACAAACTGCGGGCGGTGTAAATCAAACATTCAATATGCAACCCCAAGCAACAGCGCAACCTGCTGCGCCAGCGCCGTCTGGGTTCAAAAAGGGTGGGCGGGTATCTAGGTCGTCGGCATCTAAACGTGCTGACGGTATTGCAAAACGTGGGTTTACGAGGGCTTGATCATGGCTAAAACTAAAAAGATGGGTTTAGGCGGTTTCTTGGGTGGTGTTCTAGGTGGCGGCGCTAAAGCGGTCAAAAAAGCCATTTCTAACTCACCAGCAAAAACATTGGCTGGTGGAGTTATGGCTGGCAAATCAAGACCCCTAAGAGACCTTGGTGATGGTAGACCCCCCAAACCGAAGGCAGGTAGCCCGTTTGCACCCGGCTTAGGCCCTAGAGGCGCTATGGTTGGTGGAGGCCGTCCCGCGCCAAGACCAATGCCTATAAGAGATATTGGTACAGGTTCTATGCCTAGACCCGGTGGTATACCTAAACCCGGTGGTATGGGGCCACGCCCCCCATCGCAAGTTAGCGGTAGACCGGTTGGACTGGGTAGAGCAATGTCTAAATTACCGGCTGGACTGGGTAGAGCCATGTCTAAACCTACAGGCGTTGGTATAGGGATGGGCGCTAAAAAAATAGCTGGTGCTGGCGCTGGTATGGCAAAAGCCGTTATGGGTAGAAAAGCTGGTGGCACGGTTAAGAAGGCAGCTAAAAAATGATGGCCTCACGCGGTATGGGTTGTATTAACCCTTCCAAGATGCCCGGCGGGAAGAAGAAAGCCCGTCGGGATGACACCGACTTCACGCAGTACAAAGAAGGTGGGAAGGTCAATGCTGCTGGTAACTACACCAAGCCCGGTCTGCGTAAGAAGATCGTGAGCCAAGTGAAAGCCGCAGCAACTCATGGCACCGGTGCAGGTCAGTGGTCAGCCCGTAAAGCGCAGTTGGTAGCCAAGAAGTACAAAGCCGCTGGCGGTGGGTACAGAGATTGAAAGCCCCGCAAAAGTCGCTGAAAGACTGGGGAGACCAGAAATGGCGAACCAAAAGCGGAAAGCCGTCGTCAAAGACCGGGGAGCGTTACCTCCCGGAAAAGGCAATCAAGGCACTAAGCCCAGCCGAGTATGCCGCCACGACGAAGGCAAAGCGGGCAGGGAAGAAAGCAGGAAAGCAGTTCGTAGCGCAGCCTAAAGGCATCGCGAAGAAAACAGCGGGGTTTAGATAATGGCCGTAACCACAAGCACAACAGCGTTTAACCCTGACCTCAACGAAATAATCGAAGAGGCTTTTGAGCGTTGCGGCAAAGAGTTGCGTACTGGTTATGACTTCCGCACAGCGCGGCGTAGTCTCAACCTGCTTATTACTGAGTGGGCGAACCGTGGCATCAACTTGTGGACTGTTGAGCAGGGGCAAATTCCTTTGGTGCAAGGAACGGTTACGTACAACCTACCTAACGATACGGTGGATCTTCTTGAGCACGTTATCCGTACTCAGCCGGGAGAAGTAGCCAACCAAACCGACATTAATATCAGCCGTATCAGTGTTTCGACCTACTCCACAATCCCAAACAAGTTGACACAAGGCCGTCCAATTCAGGTGTGGGTAAACCGCCGTTCAGGACAGACTTCTGATTTGCTAGGCGCTACCCCTGCGTACCCGCAGATTAATGTGTGGCCGTCGCCAGATCAGGGTACTTTGGCTAGTCCGTACTATTACTTTGTGTACTGGCGGTTGCGTCGTATTGTAGATGCGGGCACCGGTGTGAACGTTGAAGAGATTCCGTTTCGTTTCCAGAACGCTCTGATAGCTGGGTTGGCTTCAAAATTGTCTTTGAAGTTGCCAGAAGTGTCGTTGGATCGGATGAATATATTAAAAGCTGAATACGCCGAAGCATGGGATTTGGCATCGCAGGAAGACCGCGAGAAAGCGCCGGATCGGTTTGTGCCACGCACCACGTTCTATCGGTGAGGTGCTAAATGCCCTCAAAGTATTCTTCTGGTAAACACTCGATTGCGGAATGCGACCGCTGTGGGTTCCGGTATAAGCTAAAAGAATTACGCAAGCTGACAATCAAAACCAAGCAAGTCTCAATTAAAGTGTGCCAGACATGCTGGGAACCTGATCAGCCGCAGTTATCATTAGGGCTGTATCCAGTAAATGACCCACAAGCAGTTCGGGAGCCACGACCGGATATAAGCTATCGTCAATCGGGATACACAGGTTTACAATTGACATTAAATACAGATTTTGGCGACCCTGCTGGGGGTAGCCGGGTGTTTCAGTGGGGTTGGGCACCAATAGGTGGGGCAAGTGGGAATGACACGGGACTGACACCAAATGCTTTAGCCCCTGTAAATGTAGTGGGCAGTGTGACAATTACTTAGGAGCAATTATGGATAGCATGAAGAAGGTAGCCAAGGCGGAGGTCAAGGCTCACGAGAAACGTATGCATAAGGGGATGGCTAAAGGCGGTGTAACCGGTGAAGCTATGAAGCGTATGGGCCGCAATATGGCTCGTGCTATGAACCAGCGTGGTGGCGGAAGGGGTCGATAATGGCTAAATATTCACAGAAGCAGGGCGGCAAAGAAGTAGGCCAAGCTGCTGTATACGCGGAACCACATACGATGGCGGGTAAGCGTTTGCCCGCACAAGGGGAGATTTCTGGCGTAGGTCAGATGGACAGCCTCAATATTGGCGTTGGTACAGTCAATAAAGGTAATACTAGACCCACCAAAACTGATGGCATTAAGATGCGTGGCGCAGGTGCTGCTACCAAAGGAACTATGTGCCGTGGCCCAATGGGTTAAATTATGACGTACAACGAACTGTTCACTGCGGTTAAGAACTACCTGCAAAACGACTTCCCCACAAATACGTGGACGAACGTAGCAGGTACAGGCACAACTACGTCTAGCGGCACTGAGCAGATCAATTTGTTTATTACGCAAGCCGAGGAGCGCATCTATAACACGGTGCAGATTCCGGCTTTACGTAAAAACGTCACAGGACTTACCGCTAACGGAAATAAGTATTTATCTTGTCCCGGTGATTTTTTGTCCGTGTTTTCTATGGCGGTCATCGAAAATGCTGGGACTGCTAATGAGAATTACGAATACTTGTTGAACAAGGATGTGAACTTCATTCGTGCGGCGTACCCTAACCCATCATCTACTGGTCTGCCTAAGTATTACGCTTTATTTGGCCCCGCTACTACTAGTGATACAACTCCGGTTATAACAAATGAGTTGGCGTTTCTTCTTGGGCCTACGCCTAATAGTAACTATACAGTAGAGCTTCACTACTATTACTACCCAACGTCGATCACTGTTTCATCTACTGGGCGCACGTGGCTTGGTGATAACTACTCCCCAGCACTTTTGTATGGCGCTATGGTGGAAGCCTACGTGTTCTTAAAGGGTGAGACCGACATGATGGCGGTTTATAAAGGTAAGTACGATGAAGCTATTGCTCAGTTGAACCGTCTGGGTACAGGTCTTGAGCGTGGTGATGCGTACCGTGATGGTCAGGCTAAAATTAAGGTGAATCCGTAATGGCAATTCAACAGGGCCTTACAAACAGCTTCAAGCAAGACATGCTGCAAGCAGGTCAGAACATCATCACGGATACGCTGTACATGGCGCTGTACACAGCGTTTTCTGACATCGGGCAGTTGACCACGGTGTACACAACGGATAACGAAGTAACCGGCACGGGCTACACAGCGGGCGGAGTTGAAGTGACCGGTGCGGTATTAAGTACACAGACGACTGGCCCTAACGCGGGAACGGTGTACGTGAACTTCGATAATGTATCTTGGCCCGGAGCTAACTTTACGGCGCGTGGTGCATTGATCTACAACGTGACTCATAGTAATGCTTCAGTCGCTGTACTAGATTTTGGTTCCGATAAAGTTTTTACTTCCACCAACAACACCGTTACGATGCCAGCAAACACGGCGACAACGGCGCTAATTCGTTTACCCTAAGAGGTCATTATGCCTATTGAAAAAACTCAATCTACAGACACCGTGGCATCGGGTCTTATTGCTAAAACTAGCGCAAGTGAAGGCGTTGGTGCTGCTGGCGTATTTACGCTTACATGCTTTGACAAAGACGGTAATTTGAAGTGGGAAGAAAAAGGCTCCAATCTAGTAGTAAATACCGGCTTGCAGTACATGGTAGCCACTTCTCTGGATGCTGGCGCACAAACTACTTCTTGGTACTTGGGACTAATTCAAGGCCCCGGCGCGACGGTTTCTGGTACTGACACTATGGCGGCTTTAGGTTTTACAGAAGTAACCGCGTACAGCCAATCAACCCGGCCTCAATGTGTTTTTGGTACGGCTACTACTGCAAACCCGTCTGTGATTAATAACACGGCAAGCACTGCACAGTTTGATATGACTGGCACTGCTACAGTTGGTGGAGCGTTTTTAACTTCGGATAACACTAAAGGTGGCATTACAGGCACTTTGTTTTCAGGCAAAGCGTTTTCTTCACCCGGCGACCGTTCCGTAGTAAATGGCGACATTCTTAGAGTGACATACAGCTTTAGCCTAACAGGAACCTAATAGTGTGTTTGCAGCTTCGCCATTTGCAACAGTCCCGTTTGCGTCAGCACCGGGATTTATTTATGTTACCTCTGTAGCAGAAACAGCTACTGCGTCTGACCAAGTACTAGCAAATGTAGATTTTCCAGTAAGCGTAAGCGAAGCTGCAACAGGTAGTGAAACGGTATCAGTCAGTGCGGATTTTGCGGTAAGCGTAAGTGAAGCTGCAACCGGCAGTGAAGAAGTATCAGTAAGCGCAGATTTTGCAGTAAGCGTAAGCGAGACCGCGACAGGCGCGGACACAACTGCGGCTGGATTTGAGTTAAGTGGTTTGGTATCTGAATCGTGTACAGCTTCGGATCAAGTTGCTGCTCAAGCTGAGTTTAGTTCAAGCGTAAGCGAGACTGCAACGGGCGCAGATACGGTTGTTGGTGGCATTCTTTACGCAACTTCTGTAGATGAAACTGCTACTGGCGCAGATACGGTATCAAGTTCGCAGAGTTTTGTAGTTTCGGTTTCTGAAAGTGCAACGGGTAGTGACGCAATATCGGTAGCGCAAGAGTTTGGTGTATCTGTCTCTGAAAGCGCGGCGGGTAGTGACACTATATCTAGTATCCCGGAGTATTCGTGCACAGTAGCAGAAACCGCAAGCAGTGCAGACCAGACAAGCGCAGCAGCTTCGTTTATTGCGCAAGTGTTGGAGAGCGTAGAGGCTTCTGACGCAGCGTTTGCTCGGTTCCTGTGGGAAGTAATTGATACGTTCGACGATGCAGAATGGACTGCGATAACTGCAAATTCGGATGTAACATGGCAAAGTATAAGTGCGAGTCAGGGGGTAACATGGGACACAATACCAACGGGTGTAGTAACTGCTGCTTCCAGTAATGGCGGGGCTTTTGCAGAAGGCGCGTTTGCTTCGGGGTCGTTTGATAACCTAGGGTCGTCTTCAAGTTTCTCAACCGCACCGGCTGTATGGCGGGAAATAGATAGTTCTGAAGAGGCGGGTTGGAACACTATCCCGACTACTTAATAAGGAATAGCTATGGCTTTAGTCGTAAAAGATCGTGTACGGGAAACCACAACCACTACGGGTACAGGTACTGTCACACTAGCCGGTCCGGTCACCGGCTTTCAATCTTTCTCTGTAATTGGCAACGCCAACACTACGTACTACGCAATTGTCGATGCTGCAACCGGCGACTGGGAAGTAGGTATCGGTACTTACACACTTTCAGGCACCACACTATCCCGTGACACAGTACTAGAGTCTTCAAATAGCGGTGCGCTTGTACCGTTCATCGCTGGCACTAAAGACGTATTCTGTACGTACCCTGCTGAACGCTCTGTTTATGCTGACGGTACTACTATCGCCTCTCCCGCTGCTAACCTTACAGCTAACGGCATTCCTTACGCCTCATCAACAAGTGCTTTAACTACAGGTTCCTCGTTAACTTTTGACGGCACTAATTTTACCACTACAGGTAACGCCACAGCCACCGCGTTTATACCTTCAAGTTCGACAGTACCAACAAACGGCTTGTATTTGCCAGCAAGTAATACTATTGGTTTTTCTACTAATACAACCGAGCGGATGCGTATTACCAGCGACGGAAGAATACAGATTAATGGAGCGGCGGGTACTGCAACTACATTGGTAACTACCACGGGCGCGTTTCCATTAAATAACGCTGCTACTGGGTACAATTTTAGAGCCGATTGCACAATGGGCACGGCTAACACAGCCGCAATAGGTTTTGGTTCGACTTACGCGCTTCCTGCGACAGGCACCTTTGGTAGTTCATATCAATTTTATGCAGACCCTTTAACTACTGGTGGTGCAACACTAACAAACAACTTTGGCTTTTATTGCGCCGCGCAAACTGTAGGTACGAATATCTATGGCTTTTACAGCAACATAGCATCTGGCACTGGCCGCTGGAACTTTTACGCAAACGGTACGGCAGCAAACTATTTTGCTGGAGAAACGCAACTTGCCAACAACTTAGCTTTCCAAGGCACAGGTAACCGCATCACAGGCGACTTTAGCAATGCGACAGTTGCTAACCGTGTAGCGTTTCAGACAAGTACAGTGGATGGGGCAACGGCTATTATTGCCCTACCTAACGGAACCAGCACTGATTCAAGTTTTCAGTCATTTGGTACTTCCAGCACAACAAATTCTTCTAGAACAACTCTTGCAACAAATTCTACCGAGTCTACTATTAGGGCAGACAGAATAGGCTCCGGCACTTACCTGCCAATGACCTTCTACACTAACGGCAGTGAGAGGATACGGATTGATACGTCCGGCAGACTTTTAATCGGGTCACCAAATACATACACTTGGAACTCTATAACTTCTGGCGTTCAAGTAAACTCGGTAAGTGACGACGCTGCATCTATGTCGCTTAGCTGCTGGTCAAGTACTGCTACTGATGAAGCTGGTTTACATTTTGCAAAACCAAATGGTAACGCGATTGGAAGCTATGCGGCATTAGCTGCCAATGACAATATCGGTATTATTACTTTTTCAGGTGGCGCAAGCGCAAGCACTGCTTTGGTGGGTGCATATATTTTTGCGGAAGCTGATGCGGCTTATACAGCAACGGCAGCGCCAACGCGGCTAATATTTGCCACGGGTAGTAGCACAGGCGCTGCTACCGAACGGATGCGGATTGACAGCGCGGGAAGAGTAGGTATTGGTTGCATACCAAGTACCTATACGCTGGATGTCCAAAACCCTGACACTACGTCTGGTGCTGATACGTACGTACGAATTAAATCGAATTCTGTTAGCGGCGACGGTGATGCTCAAATTTATATAGACGCTTCAGATACAGGCGAGGCGGGGATTGCTTTTCTAGCAGACGGCGTGGTGACATCGTACCTTCAAGTCCTAAACGGCGATGATTACGTGCAGTTGTCGAACGAGGTTACTAGCGCAGATTTGTATCTTATGTCGGGTGTAACAGCCATCAATGACGGTTACGCTTTACGCTATGCAAGGGATGGTGGGGAAGCCGTAATTTCGGGCGTAACGGGAACCATTACCTCTTCTGCGCTTATAACAACCATTACCGGTCTGTCCACAACAGCGGGATTGTATAAGGGAATGTTTCTCACTAAAACCGCAGGGACTGGGGCGTTTGGTGTAAACGCCACGATTAAGTATATTGACGTTGGCGCTAATACAATTACGGTTGAGTCAGCTGCTGCAATGACGGCGGGGTCAATTACGTTTACAGCTACACCAAACCCAACAACTATCCACATATATTCACTCTCAGGCGGTACTTGGACTACAGATGCAGATTTTGCCCGGCTTGCTTTTGGTAACGCAGACACTTCTGGTGCTGGCGACGGCGGTATTAAAGCATCTATTAACGCATATTCATATGACACTGCGGGTACCGGTGCTGGCCTTGATTTTTATGTTTCCTCAAACGGCACGACGCTAACAAAAGCGTTACGCATGACGGAGACTGGTACGCTGACTTCTCAGCCAACTTATGACAATACGGCAGCAGGTTCTACAGTTGTTGTTACATCGGCTGGTTTAGTTCGTCGTACATCATCGTCGTTGAAGTACAAAAAAGACGTAGAGACGCTTGATTACAGCTTGGTATCCAACGCTGTTGAGAACTTACGTCCTGTCTGGTATCGGACAAAAACCGCAGCAGGTGACGACAAAGAAACGTGGTCACACATTGGTTTAATTGCAGAAGAAGTTCACACTGTTGAGCCTCGTTTAGTCAGGTATCGCACAGTTGAAGTTACTACAGATGAGTTTGGTAAACGTGTTGAAACACCGCTTGAAGTGCCCGAGCCAGAAGACGTTGATTACGGAAGACTCGCAGTACTGTTGCTGGCTGAAGTCAAAGCAATGAAAAACGAAATATCAACCCTAAAAGCAGAGATAGCCGCGCTTAAAGGAGTGTAGCCATGTTGATCCTAACCATACTTGCGCTTGTCATTGGGGTTTTATGGTTTGCTGTAATACAGTCTCTTGAAGGCATCGAACTGGAGTAATAAATGATTGACCCAGTAACAATCGGTTTGGCTGTTGCGGGAGTTAAAGCCGTTGTTACCGGGGTAAAGGAAGCAGCGGCACTAGCTAAAGAAGCGTTTGATGAAATCAACGGCGCGGTTGAGTCTGGCAAAAATTTAGCTGACTCAATGTCGGGGGTTACCAAGTTTTTCTCAGCGGCTGGCAAGTACGAAACCAAGCGCAGCCAGCTTGAGGAGGCCAAGGTAGCCCAAGAAGCAGCCGTTGCAAAAGGTGAACCCGTGCCGGATTACGTGTCTGATGCTGAGTACGTCATGGAATTGATGATTATTGATCGGCAGATCAAGCAGTACTACGACAACATCAAGCACATTTTTACCTACCACTTCCAAGAGGCCGGGATGTGGGACGAGTTCTGGCAACGCATGGGTAAGCTCCGTGCCGACCGTGAAGCAAAGGCGGAAGCTCTGCGCCTAGCGGAAACGGAAAAGCGGTTGCACGAAAAGGCCGAAGCGATGAAGAAGCGCCGCGCCAAGCAGGAGATGCTTGCGCACTTTGAGTTAGCGGCAACAGTCATTGTAGTTACCTGTATCGTCGCTGCGTTTTGCTGGGTTATGTGGTGGATGTTCCAACAAGGAGGCTGACATGGAACCGACAGATTGGATGACGACTAAGTGGCGACCCATGATGGCAGTCACGTACATGGTGATTTGCTTGTGCGATTTCATACTGTTCCCTGTTCTGTGGACGCTTGTTCAATTTTGGGAGACTCAAGCGGCTAATGATGCGTTCCGTGAGTGGAACCCCTTGACGTTGCAATCAGGAGGATTTATTCACATTACCTTTATGGCAATCCTTGGTATATCTGCTTGGACACGCGGGCAGGAAAAGATTGAGTCAATTAAAGCGGGAAAGACTGACGATGCCTAACCCATACGTAATCGTCGGGGCGCTTGTGCTGGTTATCTGCTCGTACTTCTATGGGCACCACACAGGCGTTAAAGTAACTAAAGCCGAGTGGGAAGCTGAGAAGGCTGCTGCCGCAATAGAAGCGGGCAAGGTTCTGGCTAAAGCGCAAGACGAAGTGCGGGAGCTAGAACACCTGCTGGCGAACACACAAACCAAAGTGGAGAAAGTCTATGTGGACAAAGTTAGGACTGTGGAAGTGGAGCGCAAGCAGTTTGTTAATGTTGCTCGTAATGACGGGTTGTTCATCGACGCCGCGTGTCCAGACAGTAGTAACGCCGTGCCCAGTGCTGCCCCCAGTGCCAGCAGCGATCATGGAGGAGCGAAAGCCCGACTTTCAGGAGAGGCTGCGGAAGCTCTTATCGCCATCGCCGCAGAAGCCGACGAAATCGCCCACCAATTAACTGCCTGTCAGGAGATACTGAGAAATGAAAGAGAACTTCGACGAAGCCCTTAAAGCCATCCTGAAGCACGAAGGCGGGTTCGTAAACCACCCAAAAGACCCCGGCGGCATGACCAATCTGGGCGTGACCAAGAAAGTCTGGGAAGAGTGGGTAGGCCATCCTGTTGACGAAAAGGCAATGCGCGCTCTGACGCCCGAAGTGGTAGGCCCGATGTACAGGAAGAAGTACTGGGACGCGGTTAAGGCAGATGAGATGCCTGATGGTCTGGACTATTTGATGTTTGACTTTGCAGTCAACGCTGGCCCCGGTCGTGCGATTAAGACCATGCAGAAAGCTATCGGAACCGCCCCGGATGGCGCTATTGGCCCCAAGACCATGCAAGCATTAAAAGATGCCAATCAGGCAGAATTAGTGGCAAAATTCAGTGCAGAAAAGGAAGCGTTTTACCGCAGTCTGCCTACGTTTGGCACGTTCGGTAAAGGGTGGCTGCGCCGGGTGGCAGAAGCCAAGACCCACGCAGAAACCATGCTGGCTTAATAAGGAATAGCGATGCCAAGTACATACTCAACCGATCTACGGATCGAACTCATTGCAAACGGTGAGCAGTCCGGTACGTGGGGCACTACGACTAACTCAAATCTTGGCACAATTATTGAAGACGCCATTTCGGGATTGGTGACTTATAACACCGCGACTCAGAAGTATGCCTTAACTGCGGTTAATGGGGGTGCGGATCAGGCGCGTTGCGCCGCGCTTGCTATAAGCACTTCTTTTGCTGGGGATTTTGAAATATATGTTCCCCCAGTAACCAAGCTCTACGTTTTTAAAAATACAGATACAACATACGACGCCACCGTTTACTGTTCCGATACGATAGGCTCTACTGTGCCGGGGGGTGATGGAGTAGTAGTAGCGCCGGGCAAAACCGTATTGTTGCAAAGTGACGGTACAGACATCACGGAGCAGATTAATCATTTTGTCGGTGATATTACATTCGGCGATACGGGTGTTGCCACCGGCGGTGACATTGCAGTTAGAGGTAGCGCAACAGTCACGGATTCTGCGTTTTTAGGTGCTTCTCAGACGGTTACTATTAGTATTGCAACCCCCGGTGTTGTCACTGTCAGTTCTGGCGTATCACCAAAACCCGGTGCTGCTGTTGTTTTTAGTACAACTGGTGCGTTACCTACAGGGCTGACCGCAGGTACAACTTATTACGTACGCACCAGCAGTTGGACATCTACTACGTTTACAGTATCTACGACTTCTGCCAGCGGCAGCGCGGTTAATACGACGGGTAGCCAGTCTGGCACTCAAACTATGGCCCGAGTCAGCTTGGCCGTGACTCCGCCCTCTGCGTCTAACAACACCCAGATTGCAACAACCGCGTTTGTGCAATCCCAAGTGCAAGCACTGTCACTACCCCCTACGGGCAGTATGACTATGTGGTCTACCGGCACTGCCCCCACTGGCTGGTTGTTGTGCGATGGAGCCGCAGTATCAAGAACTACTTATGCTGACTTGTTTGCGGTTATTAGTACTACCTACGGTGTAGGTAACGGCTCCACTACGTTTAATGTACCTAACCTTGAGAATCGTGTACCTATTGGTGCAGGGGGCCTGTATTCTTTAGCGGCTACGGGCGGTTCGCGTGACGCAGTATTGCCAACAAATACAATCAGTACAACTACTGATCTGACTGGATATATTCGTATTGGGGGCAATACTAGTTTTTCTTCTACTGTTGGCGGTATTGTTAGTTTTGGTTCATCTACAGGAACCCAAGTAGATTTTGGTGCCGGAACGTACAACAACGACTATGAATTTGACGCTAACCACACCCACACTATTGTTGGTGCATCACAAACATTTACCGCAGCCACCACTGACATCATTACGATGGGCACCGGTTGGGACAACAACATCGCCGTAAAAGTTAGTACAACCGGCACACTACCCGGGGGCCTCTCTGCTTCAACGACCTACTACATTGTTCAAGCCGATGTTGCAGCCGAGACTTGTAAGTTGTCTACCTCGGTTGGTGGTTCTGCCGTTGATATTACTTCTACCGGAAGCGGCACGCACACAATGACGATACAAGAACAAAGCGGTGTGCAGCGTAATTTGCCGCCTTACCTTGCAATAAACTACATCATTAAAACGTAAGGAGCTTTATTGTGCCCTTGCAAAAGCTACAATTCAGGCCCGGTGTAAACCGCGAAGGTACGTCACTTGCCAACGAGGGCGGCTGGTTTGACTGCGACAAGATACGGTTTCGCTCTGGGTATCCTGAAAAGATTGGTGGCTGGGCTGCGCTGTCTTACACTACCTTCCTTGGGGTATGTAGGTCGCTATGGAATTGGGTGACACTCAAGAACTTTAATCTTTTGGGTATTGGTACAAGCCTGAAGTTCTATGTGGAAAACGGCGGGGAATATTACGACATCACACCTATACGTGAAATAAACGGCAACACCCCCTCTGCGGGGCCGCCTGTAGTTAATGCGTCCACGATAACGCTTGCGGTAACTAGCGGGTCAAACTTGCTAACGATTACAGATACTGTTGCTGAATCTTTGCAGGTAAATGATTTTGTAACACTCGCAGGAGCCACAACACTTGGTGGTAATGTTACAGCGGCAGTACTTAATAACGAGTTTCAGATTGTTAATGTTATTTCTGGCACACAATACCAAGTAACACTATCCGTCACGGCTAATACCACTGCGTCTAGCTCCACGATGACCGGGCTAACGATTGCTTACCAGATAAGCACGGGTGCGAATACTTTCACCACGGGTACCGGTTGGGGTGCTGGCCCTTGGTCGCCGTACTTAACGGCAACGCTTACTGATCCGTTCGCTACAACAAATACATCTACCACAATCACGGTAACGCAAGCCTCGCACGGTTTGACCACGGGGCAGTATGTTTATTTTGCATCCATCAGCGACACAAGTGTTGGTGGTATTCCTAACACAACGTCCCCGTTGGATACGCCGCTGATAAGAGCGTTCCAAATAACAAACACGGGCACAAACACATACACAATTACTTCACCTGTTGCAGCTACTGCAACCGATGCTTCTGAAGGCGGTACTGTTGTAGTTTATTACCCAAGCAGTACGTTAGGTACGGCAAGTAGCGCCCGAGGATGGGGCACAGCGTATACCCTAGACCCTGTTATTGGCTTGCAGTTGCGCTTGTGGAGCCAAGCTAATTTTGGGGAGCGGTTACTTTTTAACCCTCGTGGTTTTGCGCTTTATTTATGGGATCCCGGTGCTGGGGCGACCCCTGCATTTGGTACTCGTGGGACTCTCGTATCAGGCACTGATGTACCTTCTCAGATTAATCAAATCATGGTGTCTGACACCTCACGTATTACGATTGCTTTTGGATGCAGCGAGTATGGGGCTTATGGTACAGCGGATTTTGACCCACTGCTTATTCGCTGGAGCGCACAAGAAAGCTATACAGACTGGACTCCCGATCCAACAAACCAAGCCGGGGATACGCGTTTATCTCACGGGTCAGAAATTGTTGGTGCGTTGCAGACTCGTCAGGAAATTTTGGTTTGGACTGATTCAGCAATTTACTCTATGCAATATTTAGGGCCACCGTATGTTTATGGTTTCACCCTTTTAGCTGACAATATTTCTATCGTTTCACCTAATGCTATGGCAACTGCTGCGGGTGTTGTGTATTGGATGGGCGTAGATAAGTTTTATATGTATTCTGGTCGAGTTGAGACACTACCTTGCTCGGTGCGTCAGTTCATCTTCAACGATATTAACCGTGACCAAGAAGCGCAGTTTAACGCTGGCACCAACGAAGGCTATTCAGAAATCTGGTGGAACTATTGCTCAAAGAACTCAAACGAGATTGACCGCTACGTCATCTTTAATTATTTGGATCGTGTCTGGTATTACGGCACGTTGGATCGTACGGCTTGGTTAGATTCCCCACTACGCCAGTATCCTATGGCGGCAACATCTGGCAACATTATTGTGTATCACGAAGCAGAAGTGGACGACGGTTCAACCAACCCGCCTAGCCCGATTAATGCATATATTCAGTCTTCGGACTTTGATATTGAGGATGGGCACAACTACGGGTTTGTGTGGCGGATTATCCCGGACATCACTTTTGACGGCTCAAATACTAGCGGGGAAACATCGGTAAATCCTTACGTTCAGTTTACGGTTCGTCCAAAACAAAACCCCGGTTCTGGATATGGCACTGCGCTATCCCCAACAGTGCAGTCCGCGCAAAGCTACGCTGGGCAGACAACCTACAACGTACAGCAGTTTACGGAAATTATTTACAGCCGGGTACGTGGTCGTCAAATGGCGTTCAAGGTTGAGTCAAATAGTGTAGGCACACAATGGCAGTTGGGTGTACCCCGTATTGATGTGCGTCCTGACGGAAGAAACTAATGGCTGGAAAAAATAGACTTGATGTAACTAAAGCTCCAGCGTTACCCCTTGCGCCGGTTGAATACGACCGCCAGTCTGAAGACTCGTTTAATAACATTTTACGTCAGTACTTCAATACGTTGGACAACGTAACAGGCCAGCTTTTATCAAATGGTGGTGGACGGTATCTTTCATTCCCCCACATTGCGGCGCAGGACACAACGGATCAGTACGCCACGGCTACCAATACAGCGACCAAGGTGCTATGGAATACGCTGGACTCTGGACTTGGGTTTGCTTTGAACCCCAACAGCACAGCTACCCCTGAATATACAGGTGTGTACAAAATTGAGTTTACTTTACAATTTTTTAATACAGCCACGCAAATTCACGATGCTTTTGTTTGGCTGCGTATAGATAATGTGGACGTTGATGGGTCTGGCAGCGTATTTTCTATCCCAAACAGCCACGGCGGCACCCCCGGTGCGTTAGCAGCATCGGCTAGTATTGCGTTTGAAATTACCGGCGGGGAAGAAGTAGCTCTATGGTGGGCAACGAACCAAGCCGCGACTTCCGGCGGGGGCACAGGGGTATATCTACACCACCAAAATGCGCAGACTACTCCGTTTGCAATGCCCAGCACCCCGTCAGCCCGAGGGGCAATTACCTTTGTAAGTGGGGTAATCGCATGATAAACTTTGACAAATTTTTCAGGATGAGGTAGCGATGAGCCTCCACACACTAGCCAACCACCTTCAGTCTGCTGGTCGCGGCGAGGACAAAGTACTTGTCCATATGACACCCAAAGAAGTCGATGGCTTGCAATCTCTTGCAATGGCTCACGGCGGCTCCCTCACGATTAACCCACAAACTGGCCTACCCGAAGCGGGGTTCTTGTCCTCACTTCTGCCGATGATTGCTGGTTTTGCCCTTGGCCCCGCAGGGCTAGGATTAACGGCGATGCAAGCTGGTTTAACCACAGCCGCGATAGGTGCTGCCTCCACAGGCAGTCTAACGAAAGGCTTGATGGCAGGTCTCGGCGCGTACAGTGGAGCGGGGCTGGGGGCTGGACTACAAGCTATGGCTGCTCCAGCGGTCCCGCCCGCAGGTGTTTATGGAACTCCGGCGGTTTCTGCTGTCCCAACAAGCACGTTGGCGGGAACCAGCCCATTGGCAAAAGTGGGCGCGGAAGACATACTTACTTCGGCAGATGATTTAATGGGGATTAAACCCGGAGTTTACGATCCGCGTACGTCTTCTGTGTTTGTTAAAAACGGTTCAGTTGTTGCCCCTTCTGTCTCAAATGTCAGCGCCCCGCCCATAAACGCAATAAATGAGAACGTCCGAAATACAATACTTAAAAATCCGGTATCAGGGGTATACACACCGTCGGCAGCCACATCGCCGTCGGTAGTAGAAGTGGTGCCAGAATCAGTGGCAGTAAAGCCACCAAGAGCAGATGCATATTTTGATTCAAACTATAACAGTTATAACCCTGTTAAAGACTCTGGTTTTGGGTCTAGAACGCTACAATCTCCAAGAGCAAATACATATTTTGATTCAAAATACGACACTAATTTAACTCCTATTGAGCGGTCTGGTTTTGGGATCAGAGGGGGTGCCGCGCAAAAAGTGCCAGACTCTATTACATCGGACATATACGGCACCGCTCCTAAGGTAAACGCTCGTTTAACATCAGACGTAGCAAGTGGAGCTTTTAAAGACCCCAACGCTGTGCGAAGCGGAGTTCGCACCATAGAAGTAGATGATTTTGTGCCGGTAGAAGTTAACGCGATGCCCAACGCCCCAGTGAGTCGTGGTCTGAGCGGTGTTCCGCCAGAGAGACTAGGGCCGTTTGATCGGGCGCAGTTTGGATCTAGGGCGGTACCATCAAATCAAACAGTTGTCGCTGGGAGTGGCAATGCTAAACCGGCATTTAATCAACCCGCAGTCGCTGAAAAAGTATCACTTGTAAGGCCAAGACAGGAGTTGCTCCCCGGTGGGGAACCAATAGCGTCCCCTCGGTCACTTTCTGGCCCATTTACTGACCGCATGGCGGAACTAGGCCGTGGTGCAAAAGCGTCATTCTCCAGCCTCGAAGGGCTAAAGGGGTTGCACGCCGCATCTGAAGCCGCTGCGCCCTACGGTACATATGCTGGGTTAGGCAGCACCGCATATAACCTGTATGAAGAGAAGCGGCAAAGAATGGAAGATGAAGCACGTGCAAGGGAAGCAGCCCAAAGAGGGTTGATCCGCCCGTATGAGTTTACGTATGGCACAAATATATCCGCCCAACCATATTATGGTAGCGCAGAGCGCACATACTTCCAGCCATCATACACAGAGCTTGAACCGTACAAGGCACCGGGTCCTGAGTACGCAGCCAGCGGTGGTTTGATGGGGTATGCTGTGGGGGGTTCTGTTGAACAGATGTCGGCGCAAAATGCTATTGGCTCTAATACTGGATACCCTATGGCGAACATTACTGCGCCAATGTACTCTAACCCCATGACGCAGCGTCCTGAAGCTATGAACGTACTTGCCCCAACAGCCGATACAGGGGTCGGTGCTTATTCTGGCGAAATGCGGTTTGCTAGAGGTGGGCATACTGCCGAACCAGAAAGTTCTGGGTACTCGTACTCCTACGACCCAACGACTATGCAATTTACGCAAACCAGTAAGCCGCAGCCTGTAGCTAATAGAAATGTAGGTTATGGAATGGGTAACCCTAATGGACAAGGCTACACAAGAATAGAAACCAGACAACAAGAGCAACGTAAAACAACCCCAAACGGAACCGTCAGCGGTGGTATAGCAACGCCAGTAACGCAGTCGGTAACGCAGCCAGCAGATCCGGCGCAGTCGTTTATCCCTAACATCGACATCCCGGCATACCAGACACCGGAGCAACAATTAGGTCTGGGTGGGTTCTATGACTACATGAACCAGCAGTTGCGCGGGTACGGCGGCTACGCAGCAGGTGGCGGCATTTCACATCTGGGCGATTACTCTGATGGTGGACGACTATTGAAAGGACCCGGCGATGGAGTTTCGGATTCTATCCCTGCTTCTATTGGTAACAGGCAACCTGCTCGTCTTGCTGATGGTGAGTTTGTGGTACCCGCACGTATTGTGTCCGAAATCGGAAATGGCTCAACCGAAGCCGGTGCCCGTAAGCTCTACGCGATGATGGACCGTGTGCAAAGAGCACGACGCAAAACGGTTGGCAAAGGCCAAGTAGCTCGTAACACCAAGGCAGAGAAGCTTTTGCCAGCATGACAACGCTTGTTTACGAAGACACAAACTTTTTTTCTTTTTTAGAAGAAATGAAGCCAATTCTTTTGTCACATTATGAAGAATTGTGCCCAGTAAAAGATTTTCCTTTGGACCCTGATTGGGATGCGTACAAAAGATACGACGATGCTGGAATGTTACGTTGTGTTACTTGTAGGGCGGATGGTGAATTAATCGGGTACATCATATTTTTTGTTCAACCACACATACACTACAAAACCTGTTTGACGGCTGTCGAAGATATTTACTACGTTAAAAAAGAATTTCGTAAGGGCCGAGTTGGCATTAGGCTGTTTAAGTACGCTGAAGAAGTGTTAAAACGTATTGGCGTAAACCGAATTATTTACGGAACAAAAGTATATTTAGATAACTCAAAATTATTTGAATATCTTGGATACAAACACACCGACAAAGTGTTTACCAAATTGATATAGGGTGTAGTCATGCTAATAAAGACTAAATTTAACGGTTACTCCAGCGATGGTAGACGGGAATACCATTTTGGTGGCAGTTCTCCAACTCCGACTAATCAAACTGTTACCCAAACGTCGATTCCCGACTATGGTAAGCCGTATGTGGAAAAGCTGCTGGGTAAAACTGAGGCGCTTACTAATGCCCCCTACCAAGCGTATCAAGGTGAACGAATTGCTGGGTTTACCCCGATGCAGCAGCAAGCGTTTCAAAGCGCCGCTAATTTACAGCCAGCAAGTCAGCTTGGCACTGCTACACAACTTGCTGGACTCGCTGGGTTGGGTTCGATGGGTGCTGGGCAAAACTACCAGAACATGGCGACTAACGCTGCCACAATGCAAGCTTATATGTCCCCATACGTAGAAAACGCGTTAGCGCCGCAGATTCGTGAGGCAGAACGCGCTTCCGCTATTCAAGGCCAACTAAATCAGGCAAGAGCAGTACAGCAAGGTGCTTTTGGTGGCTCACGTGGTGCGCTTGTAGAATCCGAGCGTCAACGTAATTTGGGGCAACTTCAATCCGATATTTACAACAAAGGTATGCAGAGTGCCTACGAGCAAGCACGTCAAGCTCAGCAGTTTGGCGCTGATTTGGGATTGCGTGGGTATAGCCAAGCAGGTCAACTGGCAGGTACGTTAGGGCAGTTAGGTCAAACTCAGTTTGGTCAACAGCAGCAAGCTTTACAAACACAAGCACAAATGGGTGGGCAGCAACAAGCTCTAGAGCAGCAACGTCTAGGACAGCAGTATCAAGATTTCCTTTCTCAACGTCGTTATCCATATGAACAACTTGCTTTCTTTGCGGATATGACGCGGGGTCTCCCACTTGCGCAGTATTCACAAACTATGTATCAACAACCTACGTCCCCACTAGCCACAGCGGCGGGTCTAGGAGCAACTTATTTGGGCGCGCAAAAAGCTGGATATATGGCTGATGGTGGCCTGACCAATCTGGCCTTGTACAACATGAGCAAGGACGAATCATGATCCCCGGAATCCAAGAAATCAGAGCACTTGCTGTTAAATATAGCAAGAAGCAACTAGCCAGCATGGCTCAGACGGGTTTGATCGACCCGCAGAAAGCTGTTATGGCTGGGATGATGCGCGACCGTATCGCCAAAGAAGACATGCAGCCGCCCACCACCACCGTTGCGCAAGACGTGTTGGGGTTGTCCCCACCAACCCAGATGGCTCGAGGACCACAAGTGCCCCCACAGGTACCCCCACAGGTACCCCCACAGGTACCCCCACAAGCGGGTATGCAAGCTCCGCCCCAGATGGGTGTACAAGCCCCGCCTCAGATGGCGCAAGCACAACCCCAAATGGGTGCTCCTGTTCAACAACCTCCCGTCATGGCTGCGTCTGGTGGTATGACCAGTCTTCCTGTAGACATCGCGGACTATGCCGGTGGCGGCATCGTTGCGTTTGGTGATGGTGGAGATGTGCCGGGATTTGCTGGGGACGAGGGTAGTTTTGTGTACTACGGACTCCCTTTTGGTGGCGTGTCTGGTGGCGAAGCTTTTTTTAACAAACCGGTTATGTCTTACGGCGAGCAAATGAGTAACGTTGGGAACGCGTTCATCAATGGGCTACGTCGGATTATTAGCGACCCTGCTATGGACGAGAAAGATCGCGTCGAAGCAAAAGCTAAACTGGAGCAAGTAGCATCCCAGACATATCCAAGCGAGGGAATGCGTGGGTCAGCTACGTTTGTTAATACGGCGCGAACCACTACACCACCGCCAGCGCCTCCAAGACGCGGTGCGGGTTCTAATGCACCCGATGGGTCTAATGTACCCGGTGCCCCTCGTGAGCCTAATCTTGGGAAGTCCGTCATTTTGGATGCCCCTACGTTACCAACGTACACGCCCGTTACGGCACCAACAATTCCATCAGCCCCGGTATTGGGCACGTTTGATCCCAATGCGATAAAGCTTACCGGCGCTAGAATGGATATGCCAACAGTTAATGAACTTAAAGCTATCACAAAAGAACGTGAAGAAGCAGAAGCAGCGGCTGGCTATAATAAAAATCTGACCGCAGAACAGCTTGCTCGTTTAGAAAGTAGAAAAGGCGAATTGGATACTCGCAAACGGCAAGCTGGTGGGGAGGCTTTAATGCAGTTTGGCCTTGGGTTAATTGGTGCTCGTAAAGGGCAGGAATTCCAAACGGCGGGGGAGGCTGGAAAGACGGCTCTGAGCGCGTATAGAAATGACCTTAAAGATTTGCGCGAAGCCCGGGACAAACTTGATGAACGTGGGGAGGCTCTGCGTGTTGCGGATAACCAAGCCAAAAAATCCAACAGTGCCGCCGATATTGCTGAGCGTAACCGGCAGAAAGATAAGTATGAGGCCGCTAAACTGGAAGTGTACAAAGCTGAAAATGACTTGATAGGCAGGGGCGCTCAAATATCCGCAAACGTTTACGGCACTCAAGCCCAGCATGGAATGGAAGGTTATAAGGCTGGGGTAACCGCTAGGCAACAACAATATGCCACGGAGCAACAGGCGGCATCAAAACACTTCGGCGATATGATGCAAGCAGCAACCCAATTACACCATACTAAGCAGCAAGCGGCCACTGCGGAACGAGGCCATCAGATTGAAATGTACAAAGCGCAATTAGCGCATTCTGCTTCTATGTATAACTCGTCTGTTATTAAACAGGCCGGGCTAGATGAGCGCCGGGCGCGCACATTGATTGAGGCATCGGACTCGTTCATCAAAAATAACGTGAACACCCCTGCGTACGCAAACAACCCACAATTGCTGCAACAAGATGCATTAGGGTATGCCCAAAAAGTGGAAGCTCAATTTTATGGCCCTAGGTCTAAAGGCAACGCACCGGCTTCAAATGCGAACACAATTCCGGGCAACAGACCCCCAATTAACCAGTTCAACCTCAACCGTTAATTTATAGGTGTCACTATGGCGTTTGACGTAGAGGGTGCGCTTCGTGCTGGTTACACTTTGCCAGAAATTGCCGACCATCTTGGTCAGCAAAAGAAATTTGATGTAGTTGGAGCGAGGCAAGCGGGCTACAGCGATTCGGAACTTGTTCGTCATTTGATGGGGGCATCTCAAGGCCCTAAGACAGGCTTCTTCGCTAACTTAGGTGCGGGATACGAAAGCCTTAAAGGTGATATTGGTTCTATTGGCGCAGGATTTGGTGTGCCGGGGGCGGAGGCTTACGCTAAAAAACAAGCACAACTTGCTGCTGAAAAAGCCAAAATACCAGAGTTTTCCGAGGCCCCTGTGGAGTACGTTACTTCTCTGCTAGGTAGATCGGTGCCTTATATGGTGGCTCCTCTGGCCGCAGCGGTGGCTGCTCCCGAAGCTGCTGCTCTTGCTACTGTAGGTCGTGTTGCCCTAACCGCTAAAGACCTTGCAGCGACTGCTGTTAGTGGTATTCAATTCTTTGGCTCTAACTTATCGCGTCAGTTAGAAGAAGGCAAAACGGCCAAGGATCTTGATCTAGGTAGTGCTGCTTCTGCTGCACCTTTCCAAGCGGCATTGGACACAGTGGGCTTCCGTTTCATACCCGGACTCCGTAAGGTATTTGGAGAAGCCGGTATAAAGATGTCTGACGATGAACTCCGTGAGGTCATGAAGGCCCGCATGACGGAGAACCTCGCGGGTAAAGTACTTTCCTATGGCACAAAAACATTACAAACGGCGGGCGTAGAAGGTCTTACAGAGACTGGGCAACAAGTGCTGGAACGTGCTCAAGCTGGGCTTAATATCTCTGACCCAGCAGCACGGAAAGAATACTTTGACAGTTTTGTTGGGGGCGCGGTTCTTGGTGGCACCCTTTCTGTTCCCGGTACCGCTATAGAACGCTCTAGTCAACAAGCCCAGTACGAAGGGTTAATGCGCAAAGATGCCGCTGCCGCTGCGGAAGAGAAGCGCAAGGCTGGCGCATACGCAGGGCAAGCTGGTGTACAGCAAGACCTGTTTGGAGAGTCCACCGAAGGGTATAAAAGCGTTCCTACGGCTACGACTTACACTGGCCTTACTAATATTTACGGCCAAAAACTTCCCGACATGGAGGTTCCGCCTGTTCGCGAAGCCCAAGAAAAAGAAGGTACTCGTCAGAATAAGCTGTTCCAGATTACCGAGTTGCGTGACCAGCATGACGTGCTAATGCGCGAGGTTGACCGTTTAAAAGGGCGGTATGAAGCGCCCGGTACCACAACCGAACAAAAGACAGCAATTCTTGAAGAGGCTAACCAGCTTAATGAAGCTCGCGCCGATTTAGAGAAACAGATTAAGACGTTGTCCAAGAAGTTAGAAGGCGCAGAACGTGCGGGTGCTGCCCCCGAAGAAGGGCAACAAGGTCTCGACTTTGAAGCGCCACTGATGCCGCGCCAACAAACCGGTGAGGGTGTTGTACTAGGCGAACAGGCTGCGCCCCCTGCTGAGATGACTCCCGAGCAGACGGAGTTCTTTAGACAAGAGCGCGTTAAGTCTATTGAAGACCGCATGGCCGCAGGTGAGATGGTAACCCCTGCCGATATGGCTTTTTTGCGTATGGATGCGCAAGAACAACTCGCTCTGCTTCAAGCCCAGCCAACCCCAGACTTGTTTGTGCCAGAGGATCAGCCAGACTTCCGTCTTGGCCCACAGTACCTGCAACCATCCGTAGTTGAACCTGCCCCGGCTGTTGAAACCCGTCCAGTCACTGAGAATGACTTCAAGGCGATGGGTATTGGCAGGACCAACAAAAAGCTCCGTGAAGCTATACTGGGCATGGATTTGGCCGACCCGGTGCAACGTGCTGAAGTGCGTGAGGTTCTGACTGACTTTGCCAATAACCCAAACCGCAGTGAAAAGATAATCTCTGGAGTGGAGAACTTTTTAAGCAGCCCGACCTTTATGGAGCAGGGTGAGCTTGATCTGCGCCAGCCAAGGAAACCTCGCGCTAAGAAAGCAAAGGAGGCAATAAGTGAACAACCCATTGTCGAACCTACAGAGCCTATCGTGGAACCAGATCAGTCAGGCGCTGTTATGGCTGACGAACGAGGAACCCCACCCGCCGGAGGATTTACAGCATTTGGACCCGCTGGACTGGGAACTCCTACAGCACCTGCTGGACAACCTGATGTTGGAGCGCCGGTTCAGTCAACTGCACTAGTAGAGGGGGTACAAAATGAACCTGTTGCCCCTATGGAACCTGTTGTATCGGTTGCCCCTACCCAAGAAGTACAAGCACCTGCTGCTCCTGAAGATACTGAGTTCCTAGAATCCAAGGACGCAACTAAAAAGCTGATGGAGGCTACGGGGCTTCCGTTCTCTATTGCCCGTAATCTGGTCAACGACAAGATAAATCAGTTCGACGTAATAAGTAATACAGACCTAGACGCGCTTATTGAGCAGTCTAAAACTCCAGCTAAGAAAGCCAAAGCGGCAAAGCCCGCGCCCTATACCCCAGAAGAACGCGAGATGGCAGAAGCACATGCCAATGCTATAGGAGGTACGGTTGTTTGGCAAAAAGGTGGCTTGGCGTTAATACGCGGGTATTCCGCTCTATCGGGTGCTCCTGTATACGCAGGTGCAAAAGGTGACCTACGAACTAAAGTTGACATAGAAAACTTTACGGGGGCGTTTATCTCCGATGCGGAAAAGGCAGAGCTAATCAAAGAAAAGAAAAAGATAGAAGCCGCCGATGCCAGACAACACAGCACAAAACCTTATCCGGTATTCACTAACCAGATCGTAGTATCTGCTGGCACACCAAAAGAACTTGGCGGGATTCTGAAAGGGTGGGCAGACCTCCTTGGCGTAAAAGCAAACATCTACGTAACTACGGTAGAAGACGCTCGGGCGGACAAAGATAAATTTACTGGTCCCTATCGTGCCATCAGTTCGGCGGGTCTTGACCCCAACGAAATAGGGTCTATGCGTAGGCTCCCTAACGGGGACTATTACATTTCTTTCACCAAATCTACTAGCAAGACACAGATGCTAGAGACGCTTGCGCATGAGTTAGGCCATGTGCATATGAAAGAAAAATACGACAACGCCAGCCCAGAACTAAAAAATTCTATACGTAAAGAGTTTGAAAGCTGGCTGGTCTCGCAAAAAGGAAAGACCGCCCGCGAGTTGGTGGATGCCTTACGCGCCAAAACTTCAGCAAAAGGAACCACTGTTGCCGAAGGCAAAATGGCCGATGATCTAAAGCAATACTGGCGCAGCTTTGATGAATGGTACGCTGACCAAGTATCCCGTTGGGCTACAACGGATGAGAAGCCTATTTCCGTGGTGGAGAAGTTCTTTGCCCGCCTAGGCCGCGCACTGCGTACGTTCTTTGGCAACCTCAAGAACAAGCGGTATCTGGCAAATGAGACTTTTGTTCAATACCTGAACGCAGTAAAAGATGTGACTCGTGCAGACACGTTTGCCCCAGATACAGGCGAAGTTAAGCCTATGCTGCAAGAGGCATTGGACACGGTATCAGTTAACTTCAAGAAGTGGTTCGGCAACTCCGTCGTCCGTAACGCCAACGGCACACCTAAAGTTATGTACCACGGCACAGCCCGTGACATAGAAGAGTTCCGTCCTAAACAGGCTGGTGCTATTTTCTTAACGGATGATCCTAGGTTTGCTGAAGGTTTTACGAGCATGTCCGAAGAGCGCATGATTAGGGATTTGGCAAACGACCTTGATGAAAACCCAGAAGCAAAACGTGCGCTACTTGTACCTTTGATTAATGCGGCTATTAAGTCAAAGGATTTGGGCACGGATAAAAATTCTCGCGGCCTTGTTAAAACAACTAAAGAGCAACACATCGAGACCTACATGGGTATGCCGCTATATAGGGCAATGAATACTATGGGGATCGGTGACGCATTACGCGAAAAGCTTAGAGAAGATCTTCCCACCCGTGCCAATATCATCCCAGTTTACGTCAGCGCACAAAACCCGTTTGATTTTGATAACCCAACCCACGTCGAGCAACTTAGTAAAGTTATACCACTCATGGGTGAGGATCGTGCAGATGTAATGCGGGGTAGCTGGGGGGCTATTGAATCTAAACGTATTCAAGATGGGATTAAATCCGCTGGCTTCGATGGATTCTACGTGCAAGAAGGTGGCCGCAAGAACCTTGCCGTTTACGACAGCAGCCAGATCAAGTCCGTCTTTAACAAGGGTAGCTTTGATCCATCCGATGGTAGGATTTCTTATCAGTTAAGGAGCACGGAAGATAATCTGACCCCCGCCGGTAAAGAAGCTGCTGAACTGAACGAGCGCATGAAGGGTGCTGGTAACCCAACTGAGAGCAACCCTGACTCTATACTGAAAAAGATGTTGGGTGTTGTGCAGCAACCCGAGGGTGGGCCGTCACTTGAATCTAGGATTCGTTATGAAGTATCCGATGCTCGCGCCCCTGCGGTAGAAAAAATGCAAACCAAGTTCAACAATACTCTTGTTGACGCATTAGGTAACATCCGTGGCGACCTTGCACAAATCCAAGCACAGGAACACGCCGCGCTGGCTGAAGGCGCGATGGAGCACGGTGGCATCGAGATAAATAAAGACGGTCTCGCCGAGATCGTTGACCGTAAAGCAAGTATGGCGCAGGTGTTTGACATCATGACCAAGCTGGGTGACCGTCTAGGCTCGCTCCAGACCGCGATGAAGTTGGGTCATAACGCATTCATTGCGCAACGTGCCAGAGAGATCAACGTACACAACGAGAAGATAGCCAAGGATATTGTAGTGGCAGAGAAAAAGGGCAATAAAGCGGCGGTTAGTAAGCTTACCGACATGCTGATCACTCATCATGTAACCGACGAAGAGATTGCTGCTGGCACGGAGGCTATGCAAAAGTTTCCTGAACTCAAGCAAGCTTTCGATACCTTTACCGAATACAAGAACGGGCTGATCGATTTCTTGGTGCAGACTGGCCGTATCAGTGAGGCCAAAGCTAACGACTGGAAAGAGGCAGCGGGTTACGTGCCTTGGACACGGGTAGAGGAAGAGACCAACCTGTTTGATGAGAACCCAGCGGCGTTCAAGGGCGGCGTAATCAGTATCGCCAAACTGCCTATTCTGGATCGTAGCGGCAGTAGCAAAGAGATCGCCAATATATTCGACAACATGATTGGCCTGACTAGCTGGGCAGTTAAGACCGGCATGAACGCTTATGCTTCGCGCCGTATGGTAGAGAGTTTGCCTGATGCGTTTGAGTTGACAACCGATGATGCAATTAAGTACGCGCAGAAGTATCACAAAGACCGCCTAATCTTTACTTATAAAGACGGCGAGCGTACCGCTTATATGCTGGCTAATCCGCTAGATAGAGGTGCGTTTGCTTCCAATATCGTACCGCTTGGCCTAATCCTAAAAGGATTTAGCTTTGCACAAAGCACTCTGCGTAGCTTCATCACCCACATGCCAGCGTTTGCACTCAGTCAGTTGATTCAGGACGGTACCTACCGTGCCATGCTCCTGTCGGGTGTGAAGCATCCGTTCACTCTGCCAGCTAAGGTTGCCAAAAACTTTATCCATGCTATGGCAGGTGAAGGCATTCCACTGGAGCTTGCAAGAATCGGTGTGTCTGGTGTGTACGATGGTATGCCACAACAAGCAATGGAACGTGCCCGGGTTAAGTACGGCTTGGAAGAGCGCGGCGCATTCAAGAAAGCTTGGGATAAGCTGGAGAAGTTCTCGCTGGCTGCTGACTTGGCTGTCCGTGCCGCAATCTATGAGCAGACTATCAACGAAACCAAATCCCCAGAGATGCCGGAGGGCGACCGCAGGTTGGCGCTGTACCGTGCCAAGGAATACATCAACTTCAAGCATGGTGGTAATAGCACCGTCATTGGTACGCTGCGCCACATGGTGCCGTTCTTAAACGCGTACATCCAAGGTATGGACGTGCTGTACCGCACTATGCGTGGCAAAGGCGTTTCGCTTGAAGATAAGCGCACAGCGCAGAAACTCTTCTTAGCAACTGGTATCAAAATTGCCGCTATGTCCACGCTCTACGCGATGTTGGTAGGAGACGATGACGATTACAAAGGGCTGGAAGGCTATGAGCGCGATAAGAACTACATCATCCCCGGCACAGGTCTAAAGATTCCTGTCGCCCCCGAGGTTGGGTTTATGTTCAAGGTCATCCCAGAACGTATCGTGCAGTACGTAGTCAGCCAAGGTACCGACCGCCCGCAGGACGCAACGGCTTTCTACAAGGGCTTCAAGGATGCGTTTATTGCTGCGTACAGTGGCACCAACCTGACCCCACAACTTATCAAACCTGCGCTGGAAGTTGCGGTTAATTACTCGTTCTTTACTGGCAACCCGATTGTTGGTATGGGCATGAAGAACCTCGACCCATCGTTGCAATTTACTGAGGGCACGTCCGAGCTTGCCAAGTTGTTCGGTATGGTGGGCATCTCTCCGATGAAAGCTGACTATCTGATCCGTGGTTACACCGGTATGCTAGGTGCGTTTGTATTGGACGCAACTGATGCGGTAGCTAACCCAGATCGTATGGGCAAGCCTGTAAACAAACTGCCGCAGCTAAGTACGTTTATGTACGACACCACAGGCCGTGGGTACAAGTCGGAGTTCTATGACTTCCGTGAGTCTGTCGATCAAGTGGTGGACACCGTCAATATGTTCAAGCGCGAAGGCCGGATGCAAGAGTTGCAGGAGTATCTGACCGAGGACAAGATGAAGCTCTACGCTATGAAGGGCATCATACATAAAGCAGAGCAACAGCTATCCAATCTGCGTAGGTACCGGAACATCATCGCCAACGATCCGCAGATGCCACCAGACTTAAAGCGTGAGAAGACGGATGAGATTCTGGCGCAGGAGAAAGAGTTGCTGATAGCGTACAACTTACCCAAGTTGCGAGGGATGGCAGGGATGTAAAAAAGACCCCCGCAGGGTGCGGGGGCGAAGCCTCGTTGCCTTGGAGAAGCGAGGAGTTACGGCGCGAATATATCACGCTGTTCTCCAGACCCGCAAGCCGTACTTTCCTCTCTCCACAACAGCTTTACACACGACTGGGATTCTCAGCCGGTCCGCCTCTTTCCGAACGTAGGCTTCTACCTCCTTACGATCCAAACACGGGATGAAGAATGAGGTGCCCGGCTTGAACTTTTCCCATTCAATATGGATCGAGAGACTCGAAAGGAGGAGCATTTAGCAGTGCCTCTTTGTTTTCAATGAAGCTTTCCAGCCGGTTGGTATCAAAACACAAACACATTACGTTCAGGGCAACGTCCGATGGAGTACCAGCAAACATCCGTTTGCGCCGCTGGTCAATGAATGACTTGTTCTTTTTGTAAGGCTCCAGCACCGCGTCGAAGTTCATGTGCAGCTTGTTGCAGTACTCTCGGAAGAAACGCGTTGCGATAAACAACAAGCCGGTATCTGGCTCGTAGCGCATGATCAAGGCACCGCGTGGTTCGCGTATCGCCCCCATTTCAATCCCTGTGCGCTTGTCTTTGTTGCCGTTGATGATGAGCATTCCCTCCCGGTGCTGCTGGCAGAATGTGCCGATAAAGTCATCTGCACTGAACAGTGAGTCCTTGTTCTTGCGGCGGTTCTCCTTGACTAGCTCGATGGCAAAGTCAAATACAGGTGCAGTCGGAATGTCGTGCAATCCTAGCTTCTTGGAGATGATACCGCCACCGATACCCGCAGCCAAAGCCGCTGACCAATACCGCTCGTTGCCTGTGATGTTGGCAGCGCGGTCAATACGCTCCATCAGCTTGTCCATACTAGCCATCACCTCTGGCAAGTGCGTCATGACATATTGCAGATAGGGCGTGATCGCGTGGCCGTAATGGCTACTCAGTTTGCCAAAGTGGCGCTTGGCGTTGATCGCATCCATGCTCAGATCGTTCACCAGATCAGCCTCCAGTATGCGTAGCAGTTCCGGCTCGGGGAAGCCCTTGACGGTCAGGAGGATGTCGCGGATGGCCTTGTTCGATGAAGACACGGCAGGAAGTTTCCACGTAGTGTTGTTGATGCGCTCCACGTTCGCCTTGCCAGACATCCTACCCTTGCCCACACCGGAGGTAATGTCGTACACCACATCCGACATCATGTCGGCTTTCATATTGGTAAGCTCGTCGATGGTTGCCGTGATGTTTTGCAGCACCCCAAACCGATGCAGACGGAAGTTGTGCGTATCCTTGTAGGTCATCATCAGGGCTTGCGGGTTGCCGTAGATGCTGTTGATCGCATGTAGCAATGTAGATTTACCTGTGCCGCCGTTCGGACTAATCAGATTCAGCAAGAAGCCATTCAGGAAACCGCCACCGATAAACTTCAATAGAGGACCGCCGAAGCCCATGAAGAAAGCGAACGCTCGCATATCAAGGCCGGGGGTAGCGTAGTGATTGACGATGTTCTTCCACTCGTGAAAGTCACCCCGCGCACCGAAGGCGGGTACTAGAGGCAGCGTAGCGGACGATGGGGGGCTGTACTCCACCGAGTCGTGCCTGATCTCTTTGTCACCAAGGATGAACGCGCTATCGTCCGACAACCAGCCGAACTGCTTACGTGCAACTTCAGCTTTGCCTATGGCTTGCAACTCCTCGACCCATCGTGTGGTGTAGTGCATAAGTTTCTCCTGTTTCTTTCCAAGTACAGCCACGCCGTATTCAGCAATCTTGCCAGTAAACTTCTCTTTGGATATGACTTCCCGCAGTGGCATGATGAACTCACGCACACCGTCCTTGGGCAAATGCAAGCGCATCATTACGCACTCGCCGTCCTCTGGATCATACAGCCGCTTCACCACATAGAAATCGTATGGGAAAAGCAGTTCATCCTTATCGTTTTCCTCGTCCTTGTTTGCTCTGCGAAAGATGCCGCCCACGTTGCCACGGAAGAACGGAAAGGGATAAGCGGGAATCTGGTACGTCCTGATCTCTTCAGTAATAGGTTCAAGCGCCTCAACAGTCTTGGGCGAATCGTCTGGTTCAATAACCTCGCGCCCGATCTGGATGGGCGATGTAATCTTGAGCGTACAGCCTTCACACGCCTTGGGCGCTAACTTCTTGAATGTCTCGCACGTGTAAGGTCCCTTGGTCTGAGCAGCCTTACGAATAGTTGTTGCCTTGTCGTAACCGGGGTGCTTGTTGGACAGGATATGAATACCCTTCTCACCATCCACACACTGCTGCGCAATGGATAGCCCGGCTCGCCACAGTGGCTCCTCAACTTCTTCCTGATTCTCGTAAATGTATTTGATCTGCGCACAGCCCTCATCCTGTACCGACTTGATCAGAATAGTTTTGAAGCGTGACTGATAGTTACCCAGCAACGCCAATGTCGTGGGGTCAATCGTGCGTTTGAACGGAGGCTCGCCCGCGATATGAAGTTCATCTGAAACTAACTTTTCACGTATCACCTCAACGCTAACCCGTGAGCCATGCATCAGTACCTTGACCGGCTGCGGGTTGTCGATGTCTTTGAAGTTCAGTGTGTCCGGTATGCGCAGGACACGCGCAATGTCAGCGGTGACTGCTGGGTCAGCATGTAAGTTCTGTGCAGTGCAGAGTGCCTTGAAGCCTTCAGCTAACTGCTTCCACTCAGCCTTCGGTAGTGGCTGCTCGACCACCCAGTATGCGTGTACGCCGCGCCCAGAGTTAACGATGACGGTAGGCTTGGGTAGCCCAGTCTTCTTGACGAACTCTTTTAACGCGACAAGACCTGCACTCTGATCGGCATATGGCTTACCCAGACCACAGTCCAGATCGACAAAGAAGCAATTAAGTTGTTCCGCGTTGGCGTTGGTACGCCCTGAGTCATCGGTAAAAGAAGCCAACGCGAAATAGGCATCATATCCTCTGTGTACAAGAGCATCCGCGTAGTTATTGATTTCTTCTACCGAGGAAACGAATATTTGTTTTGTTAACCCACCCTTCTTTAGCCCCATCACACAATAGTTACCTGTGGGTGGTAAAACTAAAGACAAAAAGTCTGTCCTCGATAGCATAGCCGCCTCGTGATTCACCGTCTTTTTAAAATAAGGTAGGCAGGGATAGTGACGGCGAACTACCCTCTTCGGGTGCGCTCCCTAGCCTCCTTAACCTGTACTAAGACTTACGCTTCAGTAAGTCCTTAACAACCTTCGCTACTGCTTCCTGATGGGATGGTGGTACGTTGGTGGTGCCCTTGAACCAATTGTAGATAGTTGCACGGGTCACACCAAAGTACTCAGCCACGTCCACCGCAGGAATATCTTTTTCTATGCAAAGGTTGCCAAGGATAACGCCTAGCTTCGACGTATCAGCGGAGTTAACAGTCCTAGCAAATCGGAATGAGTAACCATTACTCATTGTCCCACTCGTCCAAAATCGCGCTTACGTCTTTCTTGGGAGCAGGTGCTTCCTCTTTCTTGCTTGCGCGTTTTACAGGTTCCGCAGCGACTGCGGGTGCGGCTTCTACCTCAGCGGTTTCAAACTCTTCAGTGTCTTCCTTCACACCGTCAGCTTGAGCGACCGTCATCGTAATAGCACGGGTAGCTGCATCGGTGTTGCCTTGCGCGAGCGCGGTCTCGAACTCGTCTGTCTCCAGATAACGCACGGCCTTAAAGGTGATTTTAGGTGTGGCGCTATCAGTGTCGAAACGCATTTCAGTAACGACTGAAGAGATCGGGATGCCCTTGCTTGCAACCATCTTGGCGTAGGTTGTCAGCGCCCACTTGCCGTTGGTGCTTTCGCTCCAAATCGAAGTGGCAGGGAGCGTCAACTGATACACATCCCCAGCAAGATCGTTCTCCAAAACAACAGCCAGACGCTGCGAGAAGCGGCAAGCACGGGAGTCACCCTGACCAGAGCCTTTGATGTTCTGTGGGCAGTCGGCGCACTTCTTCGACTGTGGGTTTTTCGCCTTTGCATCAGGTACTTCGCTATCAGCAGACCAGCAGTCAGGTGCAGTGACCACACCTTTCTTGTAAGCAGCGGCGTAGAACGTACGTGACTTCTTCGGTGCCGCAGCAACGATCACAACGTTCATGGTACGGTCTTCGTTCTTGGCAACTTCTTTACCATTGACCATCATCTTCCAGACGCCCCCCTCGATAGAGATGCGTTTGTTATCACCACCCCCACCACCCATCAGGGCTTTAGTTGTGGCATCGAGTTCGATGGCCTTCAGGTGCGCTGGAAGGTTTTTGTTTAGTAGTGCGAGATCACTCATTTACTTCTCCTTATTTACGACGAACGACAACCGTGTACCGGCTGTCAACATTTAACCCCGGCGGATGCAGGTCAGGGTTTTCCTCAAGGAACGTAGACATGTTGGTTTGCGCAATACGCTTCTCCAACAGATTCATAGCTCCGTATGATTCATGCTCTTTGATAAACTCATGGAACGAATACCAATCGTTTGTCCAGTAACGTTTCTTCACTGAACGCGTCAAGGTACCATAAGGGGTACGGATACTATCTGCGCCGATTAACTTACAAGCTTCAAGAAGTTCATCTTCGATAGCCTCAAGTGCTTCTTTGAGTCTGGTGTCTTCTTGCTCGTACTTGTCAGCCAACTCTTTGCGAGCATCTCGTATTTTGACATACGTCTTTACCAACTTATCAGTTGGAATTGCTTTAGCTTCTTCCATTTTTATTTTCTCCAAGGACACTACAACTACAGGGTAATTTTAAACTTATACACTGTCAAGTAGATTCTATTAAATTTTTGTAGAGGTCTACAACGCGTGAATGAATATCGATCTTCGCCTCAAGCATTGCATACATACGTTTCTCTACAGGTGAACCTTGTAGGTGCACAATGGTCACCGGGTTCCGTTGCCCCGCACGATGAGGACGGGCGTTGCACTGTAGGTAAGTTTCTACAGACATCACTGGAGACCAATAGACCACTACGTTAGCAGCGGTGAGTGTGACCCCGTGGGACGCTGCTTGCGGTTGAATGATCAGTACTCGCGGGTTTGCTTCTGTTTGGAATTTATTAAATATGTCCGTGCGTTTCCTTGCTGATACTTCACCATTGATAACGGCGCACGTGTACCCACTCTTCGTTAATTCTTCGTTAATGATATGAATGCTGTGCTTGTAGGGTACGAACACAATCACCTTGTGGCTTGCCTCGTCGATAACTTCTTTCAACGCTTCGATCCGGTTGGACGCATCAAATGCAATCGTCTCTCCACTATCCGAATAGACCGCGCCACATGAGAGTTGCAGCAACTTGTTTAGATTCGCCGCTGCGTTGACCGTCGTGATCTCTTCTCCCGCTGCAACCGCCACCATATGCTTGCGTAGGTGCTCGTAGTACTTCGATTGCTGTGGGGTCAGTGGCACTTGCCGCGTGGCGTAGGTTACCTCTGGTAGATCAAGGCACTCGTCTTTCGTAAACCGTATTGCGGGTTGCAGCACCTGATGCACCACGTCTTCTGAACGCGGTCTGGGTACCCACTTGAAGGTTGTAATCTTCTGCATGACAAGATCGCGGAACGACCCAAAGAACTTTGGCACACCGGCGGGGTTGATGATCCGTGCCAGTCCGTATGCGTCTGTTGGCGATTGTGATGCGGGGGTGCCTGTCAGCATCCATACCCAAGTGCTTGGCTTTATCACCGAGTTAAGGATTTTCCAACGCTTTGTGGAAACAGATTTATACGCGTTGGCTTCATCGATCACAATCAGATCAAACTCCGCGTCTTTCACCGCGTCTTGGACGATGCCTAGCCCATCGTAGTTACAGACCACGAACTCTGCGTCACTCTCGATGGCTTCGATGCGCTTGTCTTTGGAATAGCTATGAGCGATGGCGCAGGTGCGGTGTATCGCGAACTTGAACAGATCGTTCTGCCAAGCCGACTGCATGATTGACAGGGGGCACAGGATAAGAACTCGTCTGATGACACCCAACTTCATCAAGTAGTCTGCCGCCCAGATCACACTGCCAGTCTTGCCCGTACCCTGCTCGTTAAAGCAGAACGCTCGTCGGTGCAGCGTCAGGAATGCAGCGGTCTCTTTCTGGTGTGAGAACGGTTTGTGAAGTCCCGGCCAGTCGTAGTGGGCAACAATCGGAGAGGGCACGTTCTTGATGCGTAGGTTCTTCAGCACCTGTGCTTCTTCCAGTCCCCACTTCACTAACACCTCGCCGGAGTCCAGCATCTTGCTCTTCGGGATTACCTCTGTGATGCGCTTTGGCTCACGGACTTTAAGCAATAAAGCTTTGTCTTCTATTATTTGCAATTGATTCTCCAAGGGCTAACAGGCTGGAATGAAGTTTTCATTCCAGCCCAACGTACTACACAACGGGTGGGCTACTCGCTCCAGTGTGGGGTGAACTGACCAAAGTCCCCTGCCAGCACCATCCGCTTTTGCCCGTAAATCTTTACTTCTTCTCGCGCTTACTTGTTTCCGATACCAAGGCACCGGATGAACTGCGCTTAAACGATCTGTTCTTTGCGACGCTTTCTACACGTACGCCGTCTTTATTGGTACCACCTTTTGACAAGGCTCTCACGTGGGCAACATCTTTACCTTCACGCTTGTCTGCCTTGCCGTTGCCATTCTTATCCGCGCCTGTTTTGTCTAATGCACGTCTGGCACGTTGGCGCTCCATCCGATCAGGATGCTCCTTGCGCTTCTTCTCCATCTGGTACTCATGCTTGTACGGTCTAGGACTCTTCGTATAGGGCATAGTATTTACTCGCTTCTATTTCGTATTCCTTCACACCCATAGACGCAATCTTGCGAATCTTCAGGGTAGGATAATCCTCCTTAAACCAACGTTTCGCCATACTAACTTTCGGAGCGATGTACGTGGTAAAGAAGGCTTTGTATTCTGGGTTTCTAGGCTCAGCCAGCACCATCACGTGGTGCATGTGCTTCTTAACTAACCTTGCCATTGTGCAGACAGTCTAGAACAGGACAGTGCCTCCTGCAAGTAAAATTTGGGTTCTCGTTCCATACGTTGGTCAGCATTGCCGCCTCCAGTCTGTGCGTCTCCTGCAACCACTTCACCCACCCCTTACCACTCTCGTTGGTGTACTCAGCCTTGACGAATTCTTTTGCCACTACAAACAGCAGCCCAGCCTTGACGCGCTTCACTTCTGGGAAGTGTTTAAATAATGCTAATGCCAGCAACTCAAGCTGCCCAGTATCCGCATACTTCGCGGACTTACCTGTTTTGTAATCCACAAGGAACGCCCTATCCCCATCGATGATGATCAGGTCAGCGATGCCCCGCCACCAAACATCTTTATCATCAAACCCGCAAGGCTCAAACTCCCGCGTCAATCCCATCTTGTATTCGCAGAACTTGGTGCCCGGTAACTTTGCCAGCTTGTCCAACTGCTCCTGTATGAATCTATACTTGGCAGGGATGGGGGTGCCGTCCCGGATGTAATCTTCCGCAGCCTTATGCACCTCCAACCCATAGGTCAAGTGATCCTGCGGGGGTTCCACAATGTCTTTCAGTATCTTCAGCCGGTAATACTTCTTCGGGCATTGCTTGAACAGGCTGATGCCGCTGTACGACCATGTGTATTTAACAGTCACCGTAACTCTCCGCCATCCCTGATTCGCAGTTTAGTGGCAAGCCCTCTGCCCATGCTGGAGTCCACCGCATACACTCCTCGACATAGGCGCGAGCCTCGTCCGCTTCTTCTTTCCTCGCCACACAAGCCACGGCATCATGCACAGTAAGCACGACTTTATATCGCCTACTGATTCTTAACATCTGCTCTGCAATGACACACCGTGCGAGGGCTTGGCACAGATTCTCTACCACCTTGCCGCCGTAGATTTTGACTACGCCTTTGCGGGTCTTGTAGATGTACTGATCCTTGCCATCCTGCGTGACTTTCTTGAACCCATCATACCGCAAGAGTAATCCGTTTGGCAGCACGAACCCGAAGTTACCCTCATCCACCTTGATCACCCCGGGCTTGCCCAGCGCGTACGGCTTGTTCCTGAAGAAGTGATCTAACGCCCGGCTGGATGCCGACCAGAGCGCAGGGATAGCAGGATACGTCTCGCGGTAAACGGAAACGATGCGCTGGGCTTCCGCAAGTTCGATCTCTGTACCAAACGTCTTAAGCTGATCCTGAAACTTCTGTGCGCCCATGCCATAACCGGAACCAAGGATTGTTGTCTTCCCGACAAACCGCTCCTCTTTAGTGACTTCAGTTTCCGCTTTGGAATAAATGGCAGCGGCCATCTTCTTGTAAACATCTTCCCCATTAGCAAACGCCTTTACCAAGTCGTCCTGTTCAGCCAGCCACGCAAGAGTCCGCGCCTCGATCTGTGCAGAGTCAGCATCGATAATCACGTAGCCCTTGGGTGCGCGGATAGCCTTCTTTAACTTACCTGCGTTCTGCCCACGGCTCGGCAGGTTTTGCAGGTTGATCTTGTCATCCCCACCCCAGCGCCCAGTATGTGCGGCGTAGTACTTCAAAGGGACCGGCATGGCCCCGCGTTTAGCGATGTCTATAAAGCGTTGTGTACGTGTCTCTTCCAACGTGGTTTTGTTCCCCAGTCTGGCTGCGACCAAGGCTTGCACCCTAGGGTCAGAGTGCTCGGCAAGTTTCTTGAACTCCTCGTCCGTCTTGGCAAACGCCCATGCTTCTTTGCCTGTACGGGCGCTGACTTTCTTGGGCGGTACCACCCCCAGCTTATGCAGTAAAACAGCAAACTTATCGTTCGACATCAGGTCATCTATATGAGCGGCGGCGGCTTCCAGCAACTTCTCTTTGCGCTCCTTAACATCTTCTAGGTGCTGCTCCAACAACGGTAGATCCAACTCAAGGACGGGTTCTATAAACATCTTGAGCGTAGTGTCTATAACCTTTAGCTCCGCCAGAGGAAACGATTGCATGAAGATGTCGAACAACTCGTAGCACAACTCCACGTCATTGCGGCAGTACTCGCCGTACCGGGCAAGCTCCTCCGGGGAAAAGTCTTTGCGGCGTTTGTCGAGTGCGTTAGTTACTTCTTCACCCTTCTTACCAATCTCATACCTTTCAGCCAGCACCGCAAGGCTACCCCCCGCGTCCACTCCGTGAATAGCACGTGCCATCGAAAGAGTGTCCAGCCAACCCTTTGGCGTAATCCCGAAAAGCCAGTGCAGTATTGCCCCATCAAACGCGGTGTTGTGCGCAAGGACGAAACTATTTGCCCAGTCGAACTTGTTGAGGAATGCCTGTATCTCTTCGTGAGTCCCGCTGAACCATTCCGTTTCATCTTTCCCTTTCTTTATCCCTACGCCGATCACCTCGAAGTCTGGGTGACGCACGTATTCTTCGGTTGTATGCGTTTTAAACCCAAGGGCTTTGCCGTAATACGTTTCGTAGTCGATTGTAATTATGTTCATATGATCAGCTTCTTTGGTTTTTCCAACTCTTGTTCGAGTATCTTCAAGGCATCGGCTGTTATCTGTTTCACGGTCACCGGCCTTCCCGGTGGGTACGCAGTCTGCGCTGGGAACAACTCCATCTGTTCACCTCTATCAGGACGCAGCGGGTTCAATATTTCTATGCAAATCTGCTCTTCCAACTGGGCGCGGATAATCTTGACGATACCCTCCATATACGCATCAATTTCTTCTTGAGTGAACACACAGGGTTTCGTTTTGCTTTCTTCATAGATGGCGTCTGTGATATGCGCCCAGCGCGTACGTTTCGAGGAGCCTTCGTGTGCGAACTCCTGTGGTGCTTGACCCATTCTTTCTATAAGTGCTTTGATCGCATTCATTTGCGCCTCGATAATGAGTAATAGTAGATGGGCTTCTTTGCCCCCGCTTTAGGCCACGTGTAATGCTTGAACACGCGCCTGTCATTCTCCAACTCTTTCAAGAATCTTCTTATACTGCGCGGACTCATCTTCATCCGTCTAGCCAACTGTGTTACCGATAGTGCGTACGCACGTCTCAGTATGTCAATCATGTCCAGCTTGCGACACCGCAGCGTATTGGTAGTTCCTTTAGGCATTACCGTGTTCTGCCTTGATACGGGCAAGCATTAGTTCCACGTCAATCAAGTTAGTCTCGTTGATAACCTCAGAGTAGCCACCCACTTTTGAAATTCTGTTAAGGTTTCTATCCTGTAGGGCTGTTGTCTTCCCTGTGCCAGCCTTGCACTCGATGGCAAAGAATGCGCCGTGGTAACAGCCAATGATGTCGGGTATACCCGAAGCACCGAACCCATGTGTCGCTGGCATGAAGTGGTACGCCCCTGCGGCATCCAGTATCTTGCGTACCTTATCCTTAACTTTCTTTTCAGGAGTGTTAGCCATGTCAGTCCTTTATCAACCTACGAATCTCTTCGATGGATAACTCGGTTGCGTCATAAACCGCCAAGATAAACTCAGCAGTGTAAGGCTTCACTCCATGCCTGATCTTACTCAACGCCGCAGGACTTACCCCAAGAAACTTCGCTAACTCCGCGCTGTTTTTCAATGAGTATTCCTTCTTCAGAAATTTGAACAATCTTGTTTCTTTTGTAGTTAAAGGTCTCATTCCATTCCCCAGAAATACATCACCACACCAAGCAGGGCAACAGTAACGCCCATGCCTATCAAGAAGCCACCCAACATCGTAATTATTACAAAGGTCTCCATCATGCCCCCCGCTTGACCGCTCGCATGACACGCTGGTTACGCCCAGACTTGCCCGGCCTACGCTCCCCAGTGTCTTCGATATAGTTCTTATCCAGTAACGCTCTATACCGCGCCGTGATGCTGCTGTACGGGTAGGTGTTGAATATGGTGATCAGTTGATCGCTGATACACCCCCGCTGCCCGTAACTGCGAATCGCCTTGTAAACAATCCACTCTAGTGCGGAGGTATCTACCTTCTCTGCTGCTTCCTTGCTTGTGTCTGAGCCATTTGCGCGGGCAAGTTTACGTGGGTTGGTTCCGAATGGGTTATCGAATGCTGTACTCATTTATCCTCCTAATGTTTAACGTAATCATGAAACACAAAACCATCGGTACTAATCTTATGCTTGTTAATGATCTGTGCTTTTACGAATACTCGTTTGCCTGATTTGTATTGCCGCCAATGCCCCATACGCTCATGCGGTTTCGGGCTTGCATGTGTCCCACCTAATGGTGCAGCGGGTAGCGTAGCTGTAGCCTTCAACTCAATTGTTTTCCATTCCCAGAACTGCAACTTACCTTTGCGCTTGCGCTTTGCATTCTTAACCGGGTCACCATGTGGACGGCCAACAGGCACAGTCGGATCAGGTTTAACTGATAACGCAACCAGCTTGCGAACGATTGACGATAGGTGGTCTCCGTGAACCCGCATTAAATCTTCTTCTCGAATACCTTTCAGCATAGACATTTGCTTGTACACTTTTTCAAACTTAAACGTCATAGCTTTACCGTACTGGGACAACCCTGCTTTACCCTGCAACTCAATGGGAGCGTGTCGTACTTTTCCCATAACCGATGGGGCTTTGGTGTTTCCCATATACATATGAAACGTATACAGAAGTTCTTCATTAACACGTTCTATAGTCGATAAAGTCACTGTGTCCTTACCCCCATCCCCATACCCTGTCGCCAAGGGGGATGTAAACGCAACTACTGCTATTCGTTCAAACGGTAAAGGATAGTCAGAAATAGGTAACGAATTTAACCTGCCCACTTTAGCCAGCACCGCATCCCATTCTTCTACCGATAGATAGTAATCGGTTATATCCATCCACGTGTAACTAACTGGGGATATGTCTGCCTGTGACAAAAAGAACTTGATGTTGCTGTTCATTTACCACCTCGCTTCTCCATGTGTTTCGACTGTTGGTTTAGGCTCTTTGTGCTTCGCCTTTGTCACCAACTTCCAGCCGGGTTGTATAAACTTCTCTGCTTCGTATCGATCCCAGAACTTGCGGAACAGTTTGCCTTCCTCGTCATAGACTTCGTATCGCATAAGCCCTCCGTCATTTCTTTTTAGCCAGCGCACCTAAACGTGTTGGGCTACCGACAGTCATAAACATCTCTGCTGCTTCTCTTGCTTCCTCATCTGTCATGTTGTTTAGGTTTATGATCCTACCGTCTTGTGTTTGCACGGCTTCGATGCCGCCCATTAGTTCTTTATTCTTCTCAAGGAAGTCTACGATGAACTGTCGTGCTGTATTCATTTGCTTTCCCTTTCTTTCATCATGGCATCTGCGACTGCGTAAGCTACTTCTGCCAAAGTATCTACGCCATTTGCTGCTAAAACAGAGTTGCGTCCATTTAACACAGCATCCCAAATCTGTGCGCCTGTAAGAGCTTGGGCTGCAAAGTAATCGCGCAAGTCCATACCCTCGCTATCGTCAAACTTATTTACCGCTTTAAGTGGAAATGCTTTCATGTCAACTCCCGATCTGTTGTTCCGGTGGTAGGGTTGCTTGGTACTCATCCCATGCGTGTTCAAGCAGCGATGCTGCTGTGCTTAACATATTGATTAGTGCTTCGTGTTTATATTCATCCAGCCCACTAGCATAGCCGCGCATCCGGTGCGCCATCGTGTAGTACTGTAATTTCTGTGCGCTTATCATTCTCTGTTTCTCCTTACTTATGTCATGCCACTCGCCATCAGGGACGTACTGAATTTTCTCGTGTATCAATGTTCCGTCTGGAGCGTAGCAGCGTTCGGTTCTGGGTGTCCATTTGGTGTTGGGGTTATCGAGTGCCAGCTTGCCGCAGTGTGAACACTGCCATGCTGCTTGCCGTTTGCTGCCTATGTATACCCATGAGTGGTTGCAGCCTTTCTGGTATTGGTTATGGTCTCCGCTCACGCGTCCTCCACTTTTATCAAGTCCACATACTTCCCATCTGCGTGAACAAACCTTACACCAATCAGCTTGTTCTCCTTGTCGTAAGCGCAGCAAAACATATTGCCATCACACCACGGTGCTTTCGGTTGTAGGCCAAAGCTAGTCATATGCTCTGGCACAAAGTAGTGCGACACTGATTTAACTCGTGGGTGAAGAATCTTCTGGTAGTCGTACAGCTTGATGTCAGGCACTGTTCTTCTCCTTTAGTATTGACTCTGCGCTTGTCGCAGCCTGAAGTTTGGTTGAACAAGACTGATTGATAGCCGAGAAGTCTTGCTCCGTCAGCCCTTGCCATTCGTGCTGTGGTGGGGCGGTGTAGAGTGGTTGGTCTGTGGGGTATAACTTTTCCGGTACAACCTGCCATCCGTAACCCGTAAAACTATGCAACCACGCCACTGGCTCCGGCTCCGGTTCAGGCTGCGCGAGTCTGGCGCGGAGGGTTTCGATGGCAGTCACGCAAAGATGAATAGCGTGTTCATCAACCCCGTTATCCCAATATTTCAACGCATCCAGCACCTGCTGCGCTTCCTCGCGTGTTAGTGTGATGGTCATTGTTGTTCTCCTGTAGCTTTGGCGATGGCGGCTTTCGCCACGTCATGCGCGTCTGTTATGTAAGAAGTCCCGGCGCAGAACTCCAACGCCTCCACCAACTCAGCATTCACCTCATGCAAGCGGCGTAGTTCGGCGGCGGCTTGGCGCATCTGTAAAATCGTGCAGTAGTCTGGCTCCTCAAGACATGCAGCCAGCCGCAGGGCTTCGGGTTGTTTGTCAGTCATCGCTGCGTCCCCCTCATTACATTCAACTGCACACATTGATCGCGCCCATCTATCTTGAGTTGTTCTCTTACTTCTTGAAGGCGCTTGCAATCCTCTAGTGTGTGCAGCGGTGGTGAATACTGCATACCAGAGTTAAATGAGTCAAACGTCACCAACACCCAAGCTAAAACAAATGTAGTCATGGCGCACCCCTTTCCCTAATAGCTTTAGCAATCTTATTGCCGCACTCGGTATGTCTAGGCACAACAGCCTCGGCAGTTTGGGCGCACTGCTCTCTTTCATCTGCGCGGATAAGCTTCGCAAATTCAACCATGTCTGGGTGCAAATCTTCAAAACCACCGAGTACACCAGCTTGATGTGCGATCTCAACGTCTTTATTCATGGCGCACCCCCTGTTAATTGTGGCGCAGTGAAAGCTTTGCCAAACGTAATCTCTGTGGCATCCAGCATCGTGTAAGACCCAAGAATGTAGTCTTCTGTCTTGCCGTGGCAGTGCGCTCTAAACAGCTTGCCGTCATAGTCTGGTAAATACATGGACTCCATCTTCTCCACTGGCTTGTTGCATACCGCACAAGTAGGCAGCGCGAACGTCAAGTTATACAAAGCAATCTCGTTCACATCGCCCCCTCAACATAGTTCCACTGCAAGCCCATCATTGCACCCATCATCTCAAGGCGCGTTGTTTTCTTAGTAGACGCAGAGAAGCCGTGCAACGCGTGATCGTCTGTAATGCCTACCGCTACAAACGCTTTGATACTGCCGTTAGCTATGGCTTCGCGCAGATCATCAACAACCTGCAACGCTTCTTCAGTGTCTACCTGCTTTGGAAACTCAACTATTTTCATTTGGTTTCATCCTCCGTGATCGTTGTCACGACCCGCGTACAACCTTTGCCGCACGACGCGGTGTGTTTTGTCTCCACCCGCTTGGGTTCGTTCTTGCACCGCACCCACGTCACATTCGGTGCTGTTCCCAGTGTCCGTGTGTAGTAAATCTTGCAGTCCTCATACTCACCAACGACTACCGTGGGGTTTTCTGCTGTTGGTGCATGTTCCGAAGAGCCGCAACCCGCGAGTATCAAAGTCGTAGCCAATATAAAAAGTTTCATAACTTATGCCCCCTCATCTGTCTGCAACGTGCCCTGTCCGCTGCGCTAAAGTCTGGACTAATCTCCGCTACCCCACACATAACCTGCGGCTCCATTGAAATAACTTTTGCGCCATAGTAAAGACTGAACAGTGCGATAGCCACGTAGAACGCAACGGCAACGATCTCAGGCGGTTTCACTAGATTCTCCGTTGACATGTGAATGCTTGTATACCTACACGGAACGCACCTGCAAACTTGCAATCTCCTGTGATCCTGCTCTCAGCGTTCATCTCGCCTATGCATAAACCAATAAGCAACATGATCACCGCAACAAGCGACTTTGCCCATATCGTGTTAACCCAATCCAGCATTCGCCGTACACTAATTGTTTCGATAATCAATTGTTTCTCCTCTGAATTTGAAACCAGTTTTTAAGCTGTTTACATACGAAGCATTAGCCCGAACCACCGGGACAATATGGGTTGCTGATCCTGCTTGTGCCCCAGCAAAATGTCTTGCACAAATCTTTCTTCTGGAGTGACGCTCTCTTCTTTAGATTTGGGTACGTAGCACCGCCCGATAGTGGGTGGGTCTTCCTTCACAAACACGCCGTCTTTCAACATAGTTCCTCCTAGTACTCATCATCTTCAATGTAATAGCTGGGCACCTTGTTGCGTCTATCTTCGTTCTTGCGCCTAGCTTCTACTCGCTTCTGGTGAATCGTCTTCGCCGCCGCAGCCATTGGCTTAACGGGTTCAGGTGGTTTAGGTGGCTTAGGCTCTACCGCTTCTACTACAGTGGCACGTACCTCCAAGGTATGTATTAGCTTCTTACAGTCCACGCACTTGCGTCTACGCTTGACGGTGTCCTGAACAGGCACGGTCTGCATGACCTCAGTCTTACCACCACAATCACACTTCATAATCGTAAATCCTCATATCTTCTGGGAAGATGCGTATGTAGTACACAGTCGCACTGTGTCTACGCCCCACCTTCTTTATCACTTTGCCCAGAGGGGCGAGCTTTAACAGAGCAATCTTCTCTGCTATCACCCGCTCCAGCGTAGCACTGGGTGGAGGGAACTCCGCTACACCCTTGTCCCCATTAATGATTCTTTGGATCGTTCCATCCTCCATGAACTCCAACCGTATGGAAGCAAACGGTACAACCTCTTTGTCAGCGTCCAATCTTTCCTCGCGCATATTTTTTGCTACCTCCTTGTGCCAAGGGTTGCGAGTTGTTTCCGGTTGACTATACATTTTATTTGTTCTCCGCGTCAACACGTTCAGGCATGAAGAACAACCAGAAAGTTTTAGCATCGATACGAATGCCTACCTCTGGAATAGAATCGCCATCCTTCAACATCTTTAGGATTGCCAGCTTGCCCTGATAATCTTTAGGCAACGCATCAAAGCTGTGGTACGTTTCTAACGCCCCGTTTACCATCGTGTGGATACCATCCTCGCGGATAACCAAAAACGCTTTTGTCACCGGCACACTGTTGCGATACTCATATTCATCGTGATAGGCGAGCGTCTCCTCCATCATGCCGCGAAACTCCGAGGTGACAGGGTTGACACCCAAGTTCTTCAGGTTACGCAACTCCGCAACCACCGTCTCATAACTTATTCGCTGGTAAGGTGCACGGGTCTTGGAGTACAGCGCGGTTCTCCACGGCTTGAGAGTTTCCCCAACACGATTAGTATAGAAGCCGCTGATCTCGTTGAGTGTGTACGGTGTGATCATCTGACGCATCAGCTTCAATACCTTTTTCTCATCCAAAGTTGATTTGGAAAACCGATCATCGAGAAGCTTGCGGCGTGGTGCGACTATCGTCCTACCCATCACTACGAAGGTAGGCGTGTTATCACTCTTCAAGGTAAGCTTCAGGCTACCCACAGAACTGTGCATATAGTTGGGGTCATAGAAACTTACTGTCATGCTGAAGGTACCCCACTCCCCGCCATCTTGGACATTGACGGCACGTCCGCAATTCATCAGGGTGTATGGGTACTTGCTCTTCATCAGGAAGGCGTTGACCAGTGGGCGCAGCTTCGGGTGAACTTGTTCTAGTGTGTGCATGATGTTTCTCCAAGTAGTGGGGGGACAAGCCCCCCTTGTCATTAGAATGAGAACGCTTTCAGGATGTCATCGACTTGCTTCTTCAGGTGGTCACGCTCACCATCGTCAGCACGTAGACCCTCCGCAGTCACGCCGGTGATCGCCGACTCCAGCTTGCGTCTTGCTTGCTCGAGGTTGGGGTCATCCGTCACGTTGAGCTTGGTCAACAGGCCGCACAGTTCTACAGCGTTGTTTACCAGTGAGTCGCGGAACACCTGCGAGTACACCTCAGTGCCGTCCTTCAGTACACGTGGGGTGGGCAGGTCAGTGAGCTTGTCCGACATGTGCGACAGGCAGGTATGCAGCCGTGTCCAGATATCTTTCATAGCGTCATTGACGCGCTTGTTCATATGCTCCTCAGCTTGCGCTTGCAACTCAGCGATGGCATCGTCCGCAGCTTGGATACGGAAGTCACCCGCAGTCGGCACCGGCATGAACACGTAGCTGAAGCGGAACTTACCCTTGATCGCCTCGACATCAGGATAGTCATTGCGGTTGAACAACGCACCCAACTGGAAGGCCGCCGCCGTCACCAGCGTGGGGTACTCATTGAGCATCTCATCGACAGCCTGTTTGAACTGCGTCTCAAACATCGACAGAGTGCGCTTGTACTCAAAGAAGTTCTTCATTGGCAGAAGGCGCGAGCCACCGTCAGACCAAGGCAGCGTCTGCTCATAGTGCCATACACGTACCGCCGAGACGATCTTCTGAACAGCGTCCAGCTTGTCAGTGCCAGCCAGCAGGTGCTTGTGGTAGTTGCCACCCTTGGCCTTGGTGCCTTTGCTTGCATCGATCTCCTCCGAGACGCGCTTATCCAGCTTGCGTCCAGTCCACGCCGAGATGTTCAGGTCAACAAGAATTGCAGAGTTCTGTACAGTCATGATAATTCTCCAAGTTAAAGTAGTACTTTAGATTTTTATGTGAACCGATCTACCCACCGCCGACTTGACCTTCCTGTCGGTGATGCACCACAGGGTAGGTGCAGTCCAGCCTTTACCCCACGATGACACCTCGCCATCGGTCAGCATCACTACCGCATCAGGGCGCAGGTTCTTCTGCTTCATGTAGTCCACCACGCACTGAGGTTCCGTACCACCACCGCCCATCGGACTAGCCGAGATCAGCAGACCGGCGTAGGAGTTCTCGTCATACACCTCATGCTGCGCTACGTGGCTATCCCAGTACAGGACATCCACCGACTCAGGACGCACAACCTCACACAAGTTGTGGAGCGCCGCCATAAAGCTCGACAGCATGTCGCTACCGTAGATCGAGCCTGACGTATCGACACCCACCACCAGCTTACCCAGCCGCTCAGTGATCATCGTTGGGTAGATAATCTCCGACTCCATGCGGCGGCGGTTGCGCTTACGGAAGGACGGTATGTCCGAGCCACTGCACAGGGAAGACACAAACTCAGCCAACTCATCCTGCCACCGTACCTCTGGGGTCAGCGCCGCTTCGAGTACCCCCGGGAGGGTGCCGTTCAGGCGCTCGGCGTATATCTTTCCCTGTCTCAGGGCTTGGTCGATTTCTTCCGCAAGCTGCGCTTGTTCCGTGTCCGAAAGGGCGCTCGCACCGTCCCAGTCATGGTCATCGAAGCCTTCCTGTTGATCACCCGCTCCACCGCCCTCGCCCTGCCCTGCTTCGCCATTACCATTGCCTTGTCCATTTTGTTTCTCCTGTTTGAGTATGGCGAACACCTCGCCGGTATCCATCCCCTTGAACCGCATATCCAGCAACCCACCAGCGGGCAACTTGATCAGCTTCTGAGTCGGGTCAATCTCCCAGATCATCAGGTTGTTGACGTAGTCACTCGCCATGTTTGCCAGCTTCGCGTCTTGCTCATAAAGATGTCTCCATACAACCAGATCACGCTTGGCCTTGTGGAACACCTCATGCAGCTTGAGACCACGCACCTCCGGCTCAGTCTGCTTACTCAGGAACGCACGTCCGTAGAACTCATCCCGTCCGTTGGTGCAAGCGGTAGGCACACGGTCATTGACCTCGATCTTGCCCATCATCATGACCCCCGACAGAGCGCAAGTCGGCTGGTGCTCCATCAGCCACACAGTGGCACGTGTCAAAAGTTGTTCAGCAGTGAAAGACATACCGCCCCCCATTAAGAAAACATCCACTGATTACCAATCGCCCAGTTACGGAACGACTCGCACTGGACTGCTATGTCCTGCTTGATCTCCGATGCAATGACACTGCGCCCGAACATGGCTTGCCACTCACCCCCCATACGCTGCATGTAGGTTACGAACGGCTCGATGGTTTGCTTGTTCACGTGCTGCACCAACTGCTGCACCATCACACAGTGAGCCACCGCATCACCCACCGGCGGGAGCGCCGCACCCTTGGGGTCAGCCACGATGACCGGCACTGTAGTCAGCTTGTCCTTGACCATCAGGAAGGCCGAGAAGTCCCGGGCGAACGCTTCACCCGCAGCCCCTGCCAGCAGACTCATGGTCAGGCGGTCACCGTTGATCTCACGTTCCTTCAGTACATCATCACAGGCATGGGCACTGCGTGGGCAGAGATACAGTTCAGCCCCCTTGGTTGGGTGGAACGCCCAAGGATTAGTCCAGTCCTTATCATTCGGATAATCGCGGTAGCTGTCCATGCAGCTAGGGTTGCGGACGCACCATGCCACCAGCGCGGAGTCGAAGTTGTTCTTCAACATGAACTCACCGAACGAACCCTTGGACACCTCGCCGGTCACCGGGTTGATGCCTACTTCGGGCTTCTTGATCTCCACGTAGATGGCGCGGCTTCTGACGTGGGCTGGCATGAAATCACCAACACCGTCCGCCGTCAGGTTAGTTGTCGCATACACAATAGAGTCGGGGTGCATCATGCGGTTGCCCATGCGCCGGTCAAAGATCACCGTCAGCAGGACATTCAGTGCAGCCTTGTTTGCCTTGCCCAACTCGTCCAGTAGCAGCAGCACAGGCTGGTCAACATCGAAGTCAAACATATCGAGAATCGCCTGACGTGCTACCTTCTCGCCGTTGGGCTTGGTCTCCAGATATGTAGCCCAGAAATCCCCTTGATCCAGTAGGCGTGTGCAATCCACGATGACGGCCTTGTGGGTAGGGAACTTGTCAGCCAGCGCCCGGATAGTCCACGACTTGCCGATACCCGGCTCGCCCCTTGCAATGATGGTGCGCTTCTTACCTACGGTTGATACGGCCTGAACTAGTTCACTCAGGGTGACGCGTGTTGCGGTGGTTACTTGTGCCATGATTGTTCTCCAAGTTAAGGTCAAGTACTACTTGATGTTGTTCTGGTGCTGGGCTGTTGTTATGAATCCCTCACACCAGAACAAATTATAGGATAAAGCTTTGACAGTGTCAATCCCCCTACAGGACGGCAATGTACTTCTTCAGCACCTCGAAGTCCTCCTTGGGTATCTCGCGCCAGCCATCGTCGCGAACAATCGTGCCGTAGCACCAATACCCCTGCATCTCCTCATCCCAGTCACGTTTGCTGCGGTCACGCCATTCCATCGCCACCTTGTCGATGTACTTGTCTGGGCTGCCCTTGGTGGTGAACAGGAACTTATCGCTGTACTCCATGTCACCGTTGACCTCCTCGATCTTGCCTATGTAGTGTTTCATATCACCCTCCTAGTAAATCACGCCTGTCCACAGCATGACGATCACTGCCCCGGCCATGCATACCATTACCCAAAACATCACCTCATCTCTGTCCATCACCATCCCCCCTCTTCAATGTTGGCTGCATCAAATAGTGCAGGTAGCACACCGGCTGGGTCATAGTAAGACCAGCGGTTAAACTTGTGGCTCCCGTTGTAGTCCCATATCCCGCAGACATCTTTACCGTTGACGTTGAACGCCCATGAGTTCACCACCTTGTCCGGGTCATCCTGTGCATTGGGTGGAAAGCCCAGTACCCCAATGATCTGCGCCCTCGTCAGGTTCTTGAGTCCGCCCATCCGGTAGCTACCATTGGGTATGCTACGAATAGGTGTGATACGGATTTCGGGTATGTCAATGACTGCGCTCATAATTTCCTCCAAGGTTCCTGCGTCCAATAGGCCATACATTGCTTCGATTGATCTCATGCTCATTGCACACCTCGCGCCGTTACTTTGACCGATACACAGAACGATTCTCTTTTGGCAAGCTCCAGCATTTCTTGAGTGGCCGCCGTTTTAAGCACGTCTGTATCGTAGGTGGTGCGCTCCTGCTCCACCACTACCGCCCGGAAAAGTGATCCTTCCAGTTCGCGGATAGTTGATTCCTTGAGTGCCTTTTTGATATCGTTCGCCTGTTTGGTGAGGTCACTGATCTGTGCCAGCAACACGCCCAGCTTGTCCACGTCCTGCCCTGTAATTGTTCTCATAATTTTCTCCAAGTTAAAGTACTACTTTAGGTTTTAGTAGGCGGGTTGCCCCGCCCTTGGGTTAATACTTCTTGACCATCTCCACGATAGTGTCCACGCCGTTGATGTTGACCGGCTTGTAGCACAGCAGACAGTCCATGCACTTCTGGCCGGTACAGTTTTGCTGCTCCACGTGCTCATGCTGCAACACGTTATTGAATGTCCGGTCAAAGTGTTTTGGTGGCCGAGCCAGTATGCGGCCGATTTTCGGGTTGCTGTAGATCAAGATCAGGTTGTCAGGCTTGATGTAGCCTGATCCAGTGGCAAGTACTTTGTTGACAATATCGGTGCGCTTAGTCCACAGAGCAAAAGATGTATTAGGGTTAGCATTTGCGATATTGATCAGGTTGATGAAATGCGTGTCGTTGATCAACTCGCCGTGTGCATCGAACCGGAAATACAGATCGTTGATCTTGGGTAGGTCAGTGGCTGCATGAATGTAGCCCGATAGCGCATCACTATTTCGCTGCAATGCAGGTTGCATGTTTTTACGATAGCTTTTTAGCATCGTGTGGCTGTAGCACTTGGTGCAGATGTTTGTGCCATCACCGGACTCGTTTTGCTTGATGCAATACTCGTTTGTACGTGTGTTGGTGCTGATGGCATGTAGCCCGTCCAATTTGCCCGTCATCACGCTGATATGAAATGTCGGGTATTTTTTTGCTGCTGTGGTTGTCCTAGTTGTCATGTCGTTCTCCAAGTTAAAGTAGTACTTGATGTTTCTGTTTTGTTACTACGTTTTGTCACTACAGGACGAATTATCTCATAGTTATTGTCGTTTGTCAAGTACCCTATCTGTTTTGTTGTTTGTTCACTAATTGTTCAGTGATGTGCAGGGGTGATGCAGGGTGCGAAAAGCCAGTAAACATGCGGGTTTTGGGGGGTGTTTTGTCACTTTGTTCCGATGTTCCGTATTTTGGGCAGGGTTGCCGAAAAGCTCGTTTGATTTGAGCACAAAAAAAAAAAAACGTTTACAAGTTTGTGAAAAAAAAAAATTATTAAACAAATTATAATTTTATGTAACAAAGGAAAAAAAATATAAAAAAAAAAAAAAAAAAAAAAAATGGCCAGCAGCAGCAAAAGCAATCGAAAAAAAAGGGAACACCCCATCTCAGTAAGAATCGCCTCAAAAGAAAGGAAAGAAGGAGCATGTTATCCACCATCAAAAGCGATCGACTTTCAAGCATCGCTAGACGTAACCTGGCCAACATCTTCACTGATCATGAACGCGATCAGAACAGGACCTAACTACTACGAAAGAATTGGAAATTCAATTAATCTAATCAGCATCCAATACAGAGCATACGTAGTAGAAAACGATGCATCTCCAAACCCAGTTTACCTAAGGCAAACAATAATCTACGATAAAGCACCACCAGGTTACATGCCATCCTACGACGAAATATTCAGAGATACAGATCCAGATGGTTTTGAAAACACAGATGCACAATCACACCTAAACCAAGACAACATAGACAGATTCATTATTTTAATGGATAAACACACTTTACTTCCCACTCTACAAATAAAAGAAGGAATATGGTCAACTCTAGGTGCAATAAGCCCAGTAAGAGAGACCTTCCAATTTGAAGAAGAAATTGACCTGAAAGGACTAAGATCAGTCTACAAAGGGAACGACCCACCAATCCTAGCAGAAGACTTTGCAACAGGAGCAGTTTATATCTTCGTAACAAGCAACATCACAGGAGATAGACCTTACACCCTATACGTAACTGCAAGAATCAATTTCTCAGACTAAAAATTATGGGTTACGAGCGAAAAACTCGGTCAACAAAAGTCAAAATAAAAATTAAAAAAAATTACCAAAACTTTTTTTTAAAAAATTTTTATAAAAAAAAATAAAAAAAAATCCTAACCATGGCAAGCCATTCAAGCATTCGAGTTCGATTGCCAGCAGAAAAAAACAAGGGTCGCAAGAAGACACTAATTATTCGAAAGGAGGACCGAAGGAAAAAACAAAACATGAAACGCCCAGGGTATGGTCAAACCAAAAACTACCCAGAAATCAAAAGTGTCGACAGCGCCATAACAACACAGCTTTGCATGGATGCAAGCGCGCCGACAACTACAACCATGTACTGCTTTAACATGACAACCACTGGAGCCGGTTTCTGGAACAGAATCGGAAGAAAAATCCTCCTGAAATCTCTCAACTTCAAATTAAGAGTTATGCCAAACACCGACGGAGACGCCTCGGTTGGACCAGATGAAGACTGGATTACCGTGATGATTGTCTACGACAAGCAATGCAACGGATTGTTTCCAGTGAATGGAGATATTCTCCAAAGTGTCAACTCAACAGGAGCAGGACAAACAGACTCAACATCAGATATTAATCTGAACAACAGAGAAAGATTTGTCATCTTGCGAAGATACTTCTTCAACATGACGCCCTACTCATGGAATGGTAGTGCATACAATGCGCCAATGCTTCAAGACCCCACACAGCCATTTGCTGTCAATGACTACATCAAGTTAAACAAACTGCCTACAATCTACAAAAGCGAAGCGTCACCTCCAACCATTGGAAACATCTCAACAGGATCACTCCTTCTGTTCTGCATCGGGAAATACCCGGAATCTCCAGCATGGAAAATTGAATTCCAAGCAAGGCTGCGATTTTATGATAATTAGTGCTCTTTTCTTTCTTCTTCTTCACGATGCCAAAATAAAAAGTTCAAACAAATTAAATAATAATAGGGTTCCTAAAGGAAATAAAAAATTAACGGACACTTTATAAAAAAGTAGCGTGGATAAAGCTGGGAGCGATGGCTTCGCCATAAAGGAAGACGTTGCGATTAAAAGGCTGGCCGGACCAATCATTAGAATTCTGATGGGATTCCCTTCGGAAATCCCATTTCATTTTGTAGGCCTTCTGAATGGCCTCTATAATTGTTTTTCCTTTGGTACATTCAACCCTTTCGTCGGAGAGGTAAACTCGTCCTTCCCTCGGGGTTTCAAGTAGCAGGAAAAAGTAAAACATCATAAAACGTCCAGCCATATTTCTAGATTT